GCTGCTTGTCTAAATGCAAGTTTTAATTTACTCTCGTCACCTAAGTCTGACTTAGTAAGGTTTAACGCTTGCAAAGCATCGTCTAAGGATATTTCTAAAAGTATTCTTCTAAGTTTCATTTATAATTCCATCGCACCTGAATTATCACTTGAAATACCAGCATTACCAACCGATTTTCCGCCAGTATTTTTAATAGCATTTTTCAAAGACGATAATTGCGAAGAAGTTAATTTAAAGGTCATATTATCACCTCTACTTAAATGAATCGAACTGGCGTTATTTACGTTTTTCTTATTCATTATCCCTTCACCAGTAGATAAGTTTAAACGACCGAACCGTTTATCGGACTGAATTTTAATACTGGTATCTCCTGCATTCATCGGATAAACAATGAAGTCTTGGGGAAGTTTCATTCCTTCAACTTTCATATCAAATGAAAGGGTTCCCATGATATTACGCTTCATATTAGAAATTTTAACAGTCTCGGGTTCATCTGATTCTTTAATAATTTTCCGAATCATTTCTTCAAGTTTGCGTCTGTTTAGCATTTATATTCCTCATTATTTTACGTTATCAAGCCAACTTAAATCTTCATCATCTTCATAACTTGAATCTTCATTCATTGCTGAAAGGACTTGTTGACGAAAATCTTGTTTTGCTTTTTGGTTATTTGAACCTTTATCCATCTTTTGAACCAGATGGCCGTAATCCCTATTCATCGCTTTAATTACTGCTTTTGGCGCATTAATTGGTCGACCACTTTCAGAAGTAGGAACGTTGATGATTTCGTCTTCACGTTCAAAGGCATCTAAATAAGTTTTAGATTCCATCGGAGCAGGTTCAGTTTCCATTAAAAGTTGATTTAATAATGGATTTTTAGACATTTGTTTTTTAGGTTTTTGATCAACCTGAAATTGTTGTCTAAAACCACGTTGAACTTCTGTAAGTTTATCAACAGGTCTTGAAGTTGAACCTTGACGTTTGATTTCAACCAAAAGTTCCTGTTTCATGAGTTTAAATTCCTCTTTGACAGCCTTTTTGGTTGCTAACATTATTAATTTAACTAATTGTTCGTTTGTCATTTAAAATTTATCTTTATATGAACTATAAACTGTTAATCTTGATTTAACATTTGGTGACCCGTGTTTAGACACATATTTAGTTATTTCAGTACCAATTGTTTCTAAGTCAGAATCAGATAGTTGGCTTAGTTTTTTACGGCCAATTATATAATCAGTCTCAGGCAGTGTTCCGTTTGTTTGTATTGGAAATCCTCTATCATTAGGAAATCCTACAATTATACGCATATTTCCGTTTGTATCTAATCCAGAACCTTTAATGTAAAGATTTGAAACTGGTTGGGAAATATTTACTTTTTTGACTTCTGTTAGAATTGTTCTAACCATTTCAATCAATTTTTTTTTGTTCATTGTAAATCTCTTTTTTTTGGTTTTAGTTTTATGTTAATTCAATTATGGTTGTTTAAATTTGGTAAAATCACTTGTTTGTAATTGCATCACCTGTGAAACGTTATTCGAGGGACCAGTTGGTCCACTTGGTGAACTGAAAAAAGCAGTACCTTGGCATAACTTTGAAAATTCATCCATCCATTTCTTCAAAAAATCCATCAATTCATCCAAATCAACTTTATGTTTTTCAGTTTGAAATAAAACCTTTTTTCCACTTATTACAACTTTTTCTTTTCCTAAAATCAACGCCATATCTTTATTGGCGTTTATGACGACTCTATTTGAATTTATTGCAATTTGAGATTTACCATCATATTGACCTAACTTTTTAGCATCCTGATTTTTATCGAACCCGGCTTTAAATTTTTTAAGTTTTTGGTTTGAAGTTAAAACAATAGTCGATTCATCTTTTTCAATATCCTCAATTTCGTATTTGTTATTATTGATTTCGGTTGTTTGTGCGCTTTGAGTTGAACCTGCGGTTGGTTTTTTAACTCGCAAAATCATTATCGGATCTCCGTTTCCAGAACCTTCCCAAGTTGGTTTTTCTGCATAAACGGACATATCCCCACCTTTAATAGTTGAGCCAAATCTTATACTTGTACCAAACCTTCCTTCGTATAAATCGTCACCATCAAATATTTGAAGATTCGGAGTTCGTTTCGGTTTTTGCTCAAACGTGTATCCCCATTCGCGTTTATCACTCTTCCTTTCTGCACTATTTCCTCCCGGTACTAATCCTTTTCTTCTCCACAACTTCGGGAAGGCGTGTAAAACTAAATCATCTGTTGCATTTATAACCGATAAATAACAATAACCGATATTTTTCAAACCAGAGGTTGACCAATCATTTACTGGGGCCGGAATTAAAATTACTTGCTCACCTATAAGCGGAATTCTCCGATTGAACGTTGCTGGCCGGACAAATATATTTCTGACTTGACCTAAATTACTTTGATTGGAGCCAATTCTTACTTCGATTGAGCCAAGTGGAAGAGGATTTCCTTCATCATCAACTTGATTCGGCTTGAAAGATTTTTTAGTCTCGATTACCTCAGCTATAATCATAATAAATCATTTTCCAATCTTTATATTTTTCTAAATTAGATTTGCATTTATACCGTATATTAAAATAATTCAAATTAGGATATTTCTCAATTATATCGTCGTGATGTACAAACGTTTCCCCGTTTATTTCATAATAATAAGACAATTTAAACATCGGTTTCTTGTTATTAACTAAAATATCTGGGTTTATAAATTTCCATTCAGACCATTCAGGTTCATTAGACAAACAACGGATTTTAATTATTTTTGCACTAATATTTAATTTATTAACTGCCGATTTTAGTGTTTCAAATACTACATTATCAATTATAACCTTCACACAACGAGTATAACTCGATACTCGTTTTTTTATTATTTCTGGTGAAATTTTTCTACCTTTAAGTGTATTTGATATTCTATTTCGCAAATCTTTATTTCTCATCAATTCGGTATTTTTTAGTGATCTACGAATCCGATGTTCATTATTATACACCTGTTCACTATTTCCACCAGTTCGTACATTATAACATTCCTCGGATTCAATTAATTCGATTGTCACGATTTTCTGCTCATAGTCAGATAATTCATTTCGCGTGGAAAATTGTTTAATTATTTCTTTTTTAAAATTTTCAATGCCGTATTTCTTTTGTGCCCGGCGTACCAAAGTTCCGCCTCCCATATAACCATCATCTAAATTATCAGTAGAATGGATTCCATAATAATATTTACCGTTAATCAAATTGGTAATCTTGTAAAAATAATTGTATTTCTTTTCAATTCTACTTTCATTTGAATTGTTTTCATTCTGTTTTTGACTCATTTAAACTCCTTATTGCGTTTGAAATTAATTTTTCTACAAAAAGGTTTATTTTATAAGAATTTTGATTACAAAAATCTTTCAACTCCATGTGAAGTTTTTCACTCACGTTAATTGTTTTAACCTTTTTGTCCTTTTTCATATACAATAAGTATGTTTAATAATGTAAAAAAATGTAATTATTTAGTTAATAAGAAGTTAAAGTTTTAATCCCCCTTAGCATGACCCGGACGAACGCTCAATTTTTGAGCCTCCTCCATTATTTCCTTTCTCATTTCAGCAGTTATTCCAAATGCTTCTAAATCGTCTTCTGAATCTTTACCTGTATTTTTGTTTTTACGAGTTACAATGGCAGCGAGTTTAACCAATTGTTCATCATTTTTAACGGAAACACTTTGAAGTCCAGTTAACATTGGTAGCAACATAACTGCATCTTGAATGTTTTGAATCATAGGTTTGACAATTTCAGATGTTTGTAACAAATGAACTTGTTTGGCTTGGGCATTTTCATAAATACGACGAAGTAAACCTTCGTAGGTTACTTCTTCACCATCCGTCCCTATAAATAAAACATCACTGTTCTGTTGTTTCTTCTTCATTGATAATTTCTCCTTCAATGTGTTCTGGGAAGTACAAGAATCTATGCCAATATTTTGTTCCCGTTTGTTTATATTCTAAAAACATATTTTGACATAATGGACGTAAAACATTTACGACATTTGTAATTATCTGAGTTTTCACGTAAATCTGTTCTCTAATCAAAATATAGAGTGCCTTTTTTCTATAAATATCTATGGAGTGACTATTTTTAAATAAGTTAAAAACGGCTTCTAATATTTGGCGTTCTTTTTCATCAAACGGAATGATTTTATCATTTTTTACAAAATAAAAATAATCTAAATGCTCCATTCCCCATTGAGACCATTTATAACAAAAATCTTGTAATTCTTCTTGTGTTTCTTGGTATCGAACCTCATCGTCAACATCTCTACTAAAATCAATGTGCTGAACCTCAACCTTTCCGTAGGTGTTTTCGGCAACATCACGCATTCTTGCGTTTACCCAATTAATGGCTACCCGGTTGAAATATGAAAACGCTCTCGAACCTCGTTCTTGATTGTATTTACCTAACTTTTCATACATGAAACAAATACAATCTTGCTTTGAATCTGAATATGACTCGATACCAAAGTTTTTGAAATTTTTATTATGAATAACGTTTTCAGCCAACTTTGACAGCGCCGGATAAATAACTTCATTAAACAAACGAGTTTTTTGAACACTGTCCTGCATTTGACAATATTCAACTATCGAGTTTTCAACTTTTTTCCCAAAGTAGGGTTCACTTTTCTTCTTCTTGGTCGTCATCAATTCTTAGGGTTTCTAATTTATTTTGAACTTCTTGAATACTATTGTAAATAACTTTAAAAGCAAAACCTACTTCATCATCACTACTGAAACTTCCGCGTTTATCAATTCGTTGCATATTTGAATATGCTTCTGTAAATAAACCTAAAAAAATCTTGTAGTAATTTTCAACTTCGTTGTAAAGTTTTTCTTCACGTTTGTTGGTTTTTTTAATAAATTCTTCCATCACTGAAACTTGTGAATATAAATTCCAAGTTGTCCAACCTAACGCTAAAACCAATAATGAAAGTATGATAATGGTTATGATCATTTTTGTTCCTCGTAAAACTTCAATTTATTATTTTCAATTACCCATCTTTCAAACTCGAACCTTGCAGCCTTCATATCAGCAAAGTGAAGGATTTGGTGAATATTTGTTCTTGCTTTTGAGGTTAATTGATTTGAAAGAAAATAGGCTTCGTTTGCTTTATCATAAAGTCCGTCATGGGTTCTAATTGCAAGTTGTTCTTGCCAAGAACATTTAACTCCATAATGTTGTAATAAAAACAAACTCGTATCTTGGACTAATGCAAATGGCGTTCTTTCATCATGAGTATAAATTTTACCTTGATTTTTTCGATGCCATTCACTTTCATTAAATTTGTAAACTTCATATTCGCCCGGTAAACCAGCCTTTCCTAAGTCATGGTGCATTGCAGAAAACAAAAGTTCTTCCAAGGTAAAATTATCAACTTTCAATCCCAAAGTTTTCCATTGATCGTATTCCTTTTTTGAAAAATCAATCACCCTTAAAACATGGTCAATATATCCTCCGGGAAACGCATTGTGATAATGTTCAACACCAGAGGCTGGCATTGTTACCAAACGTTCTTCCAGTTCATCATACATTTGGTTTAAAACATCTTTTCGGGTTGGAAATAATGTATTAACTAATTTCCTGAATATTGTCCAGTTTTTTTCAATTTGTTCTGCTGTTAAATAATTAAGTTCATTCATAAATTTCTTAAATTTTGGTTAATTGCGTAATCAAATATTTCTTTCGTAATTGGTTTACCATGTTCAAATAAAGGCGGACTGATTACTTCTTTACTAATTTGCCATTTATTTAAGTGGTCGTGAAAAACAAGTGTCATGTAATTTCCACATTCACTTTTTTTACCATAACCTTGACGTTTAACGCCCTCTTTTGTGAATTCTATCTGGTAGTACATTATTCAAATTGATTATTTAATTCAACTTCCGTTTCTTCGGCATATCCGAGTTCATATATTAATTGTTTCAATTGAACTCCTTTATCAACATTTTCACGAGTCGTTCCGCCGGTAAGGATATGACCCATAAGTTCACACGCGTTTTCAAGGGCTTGAATTCTATTGACATCCCAAACAATAAAAACATCTTTATTAGCCGCCTTGTTATTTGCAAAATTTTGCCCAAGTTTTAAATTTCTTAGATATTCTCTTGAAATTCCCGTGTGTTTAGTAGCAGCTTCAATATGAGGATATGTAATAATTTGCCCACCATGTTGTACGGTTATTGATTTATTGTCAACAAATCTTTTTGTATTTCTATCACTAATTTGATATTTTGTTCGTATATATAATAATCTATCCCTATCAATGTTATATTTTTCAAGTATATAAGGAATTGGTTGATTTAAATTATAATCATTGATAATTTCAAGTTCTGTTTCAGTTGGTATATGTCGATTACAATTTTTTAAATACAAATTACTTTTCCCAATTCCTTTACCAGTCACGCCCATCAATGATCTATGAATCATGGGTTTTGAAATGTTATATGACTTGGCTATTTCATCAACAGTTCTACCATTTTCATAATCACATTTTATTGCGTAATACAAATCTATATTCCTCATTTTTTAGTAAGTTTGAAAGTTAAATCCCAAAGTTTTTAATTCTGTTATATCAAAATACATTAAACCTTTGTATTTGTGGTATTCGTCAATATAACGTTGGAAAAAGTTCCTAAATACTTGCGGGAAAGATAAAAGTTGAGTTTGAAATTCATTTAATCGAGTTGGATCATATTTAAGTTTTGAACCTTCATTTACCCAAACATTCAAAAACGATAACAGTTTCAAAAATTCCAAATGTAAAATTCCCCTGAAAAAGAATTTAAAAGGACGGGCTAAACTTTTGACATATTCCAAAAATAAACCTGCGTCTGAATGTGGTTCATATCCACTTAAAATGAAAATGTTAATTTCAACGTTGTCAGGAGTAGTTTCAGTTATTTGTCGAACCTTTTCAACCATTTGCCCAAAGGTTTCTCGTGAAAAATCAACTGTAATTAAAAGTTCATTTTCTTCAACTTGTATTGTTGAAGTTTGAACATTTGTTTTAGGTTCATCATCATATAAACTAAATTTTTCCATATATTCCAAGATAAGTAAAAGTTTTCAATTTTCCAAACATTTTAACATTTATTTAATTTCCATTTTCACGTTTCCAAGCCTCAATTGCCTCGTGAGGCATTATTTTAATTTGGGTTGGAGTTAAACTTTTTTTTTATTGCCTAAACTTTTACTGATGTGATCAGCAATATCAGGAGTTAATTGAGTATCGACTACTCGCCTTCTACTCTTTGTTGGATTATTTTCCTCAACTGGTAAAACTTCTTCATTGGGTTTAGTTTCTTCAACTGATACAGAATTTGAAATAACCTCATTTTTTTGCCTCTGGTTGCGTTTTCTTTTTGGTTTAACCTCAACGTCCACTTCTGGGATAGAATCGATTGTAGGGGAAATTTGAGGCTCTGATGAAGATTGTGTTTGAGGTTGATTTTGTTTAGGTTTGATTTTCGATTTTAATTTTTCAAAAAGTGCTTTGAAATTCAAAGTGCTTTTGGAACTATTTCGTTTTGAGGTTCTATTTAAGTAATGATTATTTTTAAATGCAAACATAGAGGTTAAAATTAACATTAACGCCAATGGTTGAAAAACAATTACAATCAATAATATTAACCAGTTAACAATTTCATTCATTGGTTTACCAGTTAATGAACTCAAATATTTAAGTGGTCCAAGTTCTGAATTCGTTTCATTACTGTTTTCAATTTCAATAATTGAAAGTTCTAACTTTTGAATCGAATCCAAATACATGGAATTGAGGGAATCAAGTTTATATTTTCTTTGGTTTAAAACATTCATTTGTTGTTCCAAACCTTTCTTATTTGAAACCAATACATTTGTTACAACTTGGCCCTTGATTACTTGTTGAGTTTGAGTATTTTGATTGTAACCTTTACTCAATTCAGTTAGGTTATTTGAAATTAAACTAATTTCATTTTTATTGTCTTGAATCCTTGTTTCAAACGTTTGTTTTTTGGTTTTAACCAAGTTTGAACGTTTAGTAACAATTTCATCCTTTAATGCAGTTTTTTGATATCCATCTGACAGATAACCATAAATTCCCATTGAGGTTAAAATGGTTAAGGTGATGACAATTAAAATCAATGGATATTTAAGTATTGGAGGTAAATATTTCCAATAATATTTCAATGCAGTAGCAGTTACAATATTACCAAACTCAAATGCAAATGCTAAAATAGTAGCACCTACTTGATGACCTCCAAATAATTTACCAAGACCATAAATTGAAAAGAATGATCCAGTAATTGAAATAAATAAAGCAGAAATTAGAATTAGATATGGAAAATATTTTTTCATCTGTTTTATGCAAAAACTTGTTTTTTGCGTAAGTGAATGGGTTTCATTGAAAACCTGAACTGTTATGTGTTAATTTCAAGTTGAGTAGTAAATATAGGTATCCTCTTACTCACAAGTGACTTTGTTTAACGATTTGCGTTGGTTTTTCAAACCAATCCGGTTGAGTAACCGTTGGTTACTTCTTTGCGCCCAAATTAAAAATTTGTTCGCGAACTGTTTAAAATAGTTTTTCAGTTTTACTTTCAAAACATTGATTTAACGGAAGTAAACCGTTTTTACAAAGTTACAAAAAATTTCTGACATTTTCAAGTCCATTAACATAACTTTAACTTTTAAGAAATCTAACCCATTCGTTTAATGTTATCATGTCGGGTTTTTTATCTCGAATAAAATAATTTAAAAGAGTATTCAATCGACTATATGGTTTATTTTTAGTCTTTTTTGTTAAATATGATACCAGATATTCTTCCAAATTCATAGTCGATTTTATATCTGAATATTTAATTGTAAATAAAACAATTTTTCGTTCTCGACATAATTTGAATTTATCGGTATCTCGCTGTTGTTGTTTATATAAATCGCTTCTACTTTTATGAAATTCTTTGATAAATTTATAATGTTGTTTACCTTGAACTTCAATAGCAAATTTCAAATTAGTATTTTTGATCGAAACCATGAAATCTAACTGCATTTGATTATTTGTTTTCGGATTTCTCAGCCATTTATAATAACGATTCACTTGAACTGGATTGAAATGGTGTTTTTCTGAAATTTCTTGTAATTTATTTAAAATTATTGTTTCAAAAGATGATAATTTTGGTTCTTCTTTCATTACTTAACTTTTAAGGTTTAGGGATATTTATATATATGGAAAAAAATAAGGAAATTTTGATTATGCAGGAAAACCTGTTCACAACTATTGCCAAGTTACTTGCTTTAAATATCATAAAGCGTAATATTGGTTCAGCCAAACAATTAGCCAAAGGTGATGCCGAGGTTCAAACTTCATTAGAATCTTTGAAATTTCATACCCAAAGACTGGAAAAACTTTTGAAAGATTTGTGTGATCGTGACCCAACCAACTTCCGGTGTAAAGAATATCGCCCACAAAAACATTCAAGTCCTAATTTTAAGTAAAAATCATTAAATTACCAAATTAAATATTAGAATTAACAAAACGTTAGGAAAATAAATTGGCAAAGCAACAACAAGAGACTGATGTGAAAAAAATGTTGGAAAAATTATTCGCGGCCATTAAAACGACGAGTGAATTTTCCAGAGAACAAGTCAAAATCAATCGCGACTTGTTAAAGGTGATGTCTTTGTTGAATGATGGATTTGCTAAAAATGCCCAAGATGCCCAAGATTTAATTGCCGACGTTACCGATGGCGTGGAAGATGCTGATAAATTTTTCCAAAAATGGGCAAAACAGCGTGGCGCAACTAAGCAAGATTTAGAAACAATTCGTAAAAAGTTTCGTGAAATTGATGATATAAATGACGATATAATTGAAGGAAGTAAAGATTATATTGATTTATTAAAGGAGCGGCATGAATATCTGGATGATGAAGTTGATTTAGGTAAATCTTTATTAAAAAATCATAATGAAATAATCAAAGCCATTCGCGAAGGGAAATCCGCCGCAACTAAATTAAGTAGCCAATTCAATAATATGGATGAAGCATTGCGAGATATGGTTGCTAAGAAGGTTGATTTTACCGGAATGTTTGACGATTCGTTTTCAAGTGCCGATAAAGTTCAAAGTTCACTTGCAAAAATGAACCAAGACATTGAAGGAATGATTCATAATGTTTCGGGGAATTATTTTAATATGGATTTGAATTTCAATCCATTGACCGGCGAACTTGACAACGAAATTAAAAATGTATTAGGTGTAATTGAGGAAGAAAAAAATGCCAGAATAGCAGGATTAAGTGAATATTTTGAAAAAAATAAATATCTCCAAACTCAATTATCCAGACAACTTGCTGCACAAAGTAAAGGTTTGGATATAAAAATAAATGTAGATACTGGTGAAGTTGAAACTATAAATGGGATATTAAAACGAGGTTCTGTCGAATATCAAAAAATGATAGATTCGTTGGACAAAGTGGTTGAAAAAACTGGATTAATGTCACAACTTTCGGGACAATTTGAAGAGATAACTAATTTAGTAAAAATAGGAACTGATAGGACAGAAGAACAAAGTCAACGATTGAACCAATTATTGAAACCTCTCGGAATGGCTACCGAGATGTTAGTTAAACAAGTTGAATCAAAACGGATAAGTTTAGATACTGATGCTGCCATGTTAATGAAGCAAAAAGAAGCCGTTGAGTTGACTGGTAAATATATGGGTAAGATGAAAGGAGTTGAACAGGTAATTCAGCGAGTTGGACGAGGATTTGATTATGTAAATGCTCTTTTACCTGCCGGGATAAGTGACTTCTTGGGGTTAGGTCAAGCAAGTGAGCAAATGTTGATGGGGCATCGTAGAGGCGTAGAAGCATTTACTTCAAAATTAAAAGATGGGGTAACTTATTCAGAAGCAATGAAAGGTTATATGTCTGCGTTACGACCTTCAATTGTTTCATTATTGAACCCGACGACTATTTTAGTTGCTGGTTTTGCATTATTGTATGGCTTTGTCGATAGTTTGGTCAACAAATACAAAGATATGCAAAAAGAAATGGGTGTAAGTTTGAACCAAGCGAAGGAAATTTTAAATGTCCAACTTGACACCCTCACAAGTCAAAAAAATCAATTTGGAACCATGAAAGATATTCAAGAGGTTCAAACTGCTATTATTGGAAGTAGTGGTAAAGTATTTTCTTTGACTAAAAAAGATGCCAAAGAATTGACTATTGATTTGATTGAAATTGGTAAATATTTTGGTTACGGAAATGAACAGGCAGTAGAATTGCATAAAACATTTAAAATGTTAGGTGCTGACGATAAACTTTCATTGACATTGCAGAAAAACGTTGGTTATTTTGCTGAAATGGCTGGTTTAAGTGCAACTGTTATAACCAAAGATTTAATTGAGAGTGCAGATACGGTAGCAACTTATTTTGCAGGAATGCCTGATAAAGCCGCACAAGCCGCTATTGAAGTTCGAAAAGTAGGTATGTCGCTAAAACAAGCAGGTTCAATCGCGCAAAAAATGCTTGATTTGGAAGGATTTATGACTGATATGTATGAACTTTATGCAATGTCGGGTAGAGGAATTGATTTTAGTGAAGCATTTGAATTTGGGCTGAGTGGCGACGTTGAAAATATGGCAAAATCAATGGTTAAGCAAATTGGTACAATGAATGATTTAAATGCAATGTCGCCGCATTTAAGAATGAAAATTGCAAAAACAATGGGCATTGAAACCAACGAACTTGCAAACATGGTGAGAATGAACGAAGAAATGGGAAGTTTAGGTTCAGACCAACAAAAGTGGTTAGAAAAAAACTATGGTACGATGGGTGATATTTCACAATTAAGTAAAAAGGAATTACAAAATAGAATTGCTCAGGGAATGTCAACAGATAGGTTAGGAGTTGCTTGGGAAAAAATTAAAGGAGTTTTATTTAAAGCGCTTATTCCGTTGGCTGAGGCGTTCGGAGAAGCAATTGATGCAATTAGTCCTATTTTGGATATTCTTTTATTGGCTTTTAAAGGAATCGCTCCAATTATTAAAATAGTTGGTCTTGCTCTTAAATCCATTATTCAATTAACTGATGCGTTTTTTGGACTATTTGGAATGGGTTCAAATGATATTGAAAAAATTGCAAGTGGAATTGATGAAATAGGAGGAACATTAGGTGAAGTAATGAAAGCCGCGATTGGTTTAGTTGAAGTATTTGCCGGTACTGCTATTTTAAAATCGTTCGGTTTAATAAAAATGAATGCATGGGATTTAGTTAAAATGATTCCTAATATTGGTTCCATTTTTTCTAAAACAAGTAAAGAAGTTGAAATCAAAAGTCAGGAAGTTTCGGCCAACGTTCAACAATCAGTTCAAAGTAGTGTTTCCGCCCAAGTCCAAACCGCTCAAACTGCAAAACAAACGTTGGAACAAACTGCAAATGCAGTCAAAGGTTCAACTACTAAAATGAGTAAAGACGTTGAAACTACTGTTAAGAAAACCAAAGACGAAATTTCGAAGCCAACTACACTTGGAATTTCAGCAGATGGAGCCAAAAAAGGATTTAAGTTATTTGGTGATATTGCTTCCAAATCGTTAACTGCGTTGGCTATTCATAGTGCAAGTTCATTTTTATTTATGAAAAAAGAGGGTGAACAACAAACCAGTGAATTGACTTCAAATATGGGGTCAATGTTTGGTTCCTTGGCCTTATCTTTGGCTCCTATGTTAATGGGTTCTTTACAAGAGGGTTTAGAGAGAACATTTACCAAACGGATGGAAAAAAAATTAGAAGGTTCGCTTGAAAATCCGATTAAAAAGGCATCAAAAGCATTTGGAAGTATGGATAGTGAAAGTGGTAGTGTATTTAAAAGAATTTTAGATAAAGGTAAGTCCGTATTTTCAAGTTTAGGAAATTTCAGTAAAAAATTAAGTGGAGTTCCGAGTGTAACTGGTTCATTTGACGCAATGGCGTCAAGTGTTGATAAAGTTATACCAAAAGCAGAAATGGTTTCAGAAGTTGTTGAAAAGGTTAAAAAAACTAAAAAAACTGAAACCGCTATCGATGTTGAACCTTCAAAACCAGTTAAAGAAACGACTAAAAAAGTTGGAAGTAGTTTTGATGGATTGACATCAATGTTTAAATCAGTATGGAATGGAATTAAAACGGTTTTAAATGATTTAGTCAAATTTGTTTCAGATTCAATGAAAACATTATCAAGTGGAATTGGAACGACAATTAAAAATATTTTGAAAGGAATTGGTGATGGTCTAAATTCATTTAAAACGGGCGCAATCAAAGGCGCTGCTTCTTTGGTAATTTTATCTGGAGCGTTATGGGTTACTTCAAAAGCAGTTCAAAATTTTGCTTCTGTTAAATGGGAAGATTTAGCAAAAGCCGGAGTTGCATTAGGCGGTCTTGCCGGAGTTGCATTAACGTTGGGTTCTGCATCTGGTCAAATGATTGTAGGTGCTGCCGCTATTGCTGTTTTAGGTGCAAGTTTAATTCCTGCTGCCTTGGCACTAAAAATGTTTAATGATATTGAATGGTCAAGTTTAGGTAAGGCTGGCGTTGCATTGGTTGGATTAGCAGTTTCGGCAGGAGTTTTGGGTGCAATTATGATGTCAGGAGTTGGCGCTGTTGCATTAACTTTGGGCGCTGTTGCGATAGCAGGATTGGGTGCAAGTTTAATTCCACTGGCTGCCGCGTTAGCAATAGCAAGTCCAGCGTTAGAAAAAATAAGTCCAATTATTGATTCTTTTGGTGGAGTTATTAAGACAACTTTTGAAGGAATTTCCCAAGTAATTTCAACTGCAACTTCTGGAATTGTTAAAATATTTTCAACCTTGGGCCAGATTGATGTAGGTCATTTATTTTCAATTGGCCCTGCTTTGGGAAGCGTTGCATTTGGGTTAACTGCTCTAAGTGCTTCCTTGGCAGGAAGTTCGATGATGAATGGAATTTCTAAAATGTTTGGCGGTGATATTGTTAAAGATTTGGAAAAACTTGCAGAATTAGCAAATCCGTTGTATATTGCCGCAAAAGCAATTGGGATGTTGGGCGAAAATATTTCTTCATTAGGTCAAACTTTGACAAATGTCGATTTCTCCCAATTAGCAAAAATTGAAGATGTGACATTGGATACGAAGGTTCAACAAAAAATTAAACCAATTTTAAATGCACCTTCCGTTCCGAGAGATAGTACAAATGTTAAAATTTCACCTATCCAGATTCCAGTTGCCCAACCTCAACCTCCAAATAAAGTTTCAGTCGCTCAGGATAAACTTCTAAATCCAAAAGAAGTTGCTGAAACGCAAATGAAATTTAATGGTGGATTTACAAACAAGCAAAATGAAGATATTTATGGAGGTGATGTTTTAAATGATAACCAAGAAACCAATATGTTATTACGTCAAATGATTCAGTTGATGGAACTTTTGGTTCGAAAAGATTCAAATACATACATGGATGCTCAAAAAGTTACTGCAACAATAAAAGCAAAGTTAAATAATTAAAACAAAGGATAAAAATATGAAACCAACAAAAAGACAAATTCAAATTGCAGAACATTTTGTTAAACGGGTGTTGAATGAGGCAGGAACCCGTGAAAATTATATTGGCGTAAACGAATCTCCAAAATTAAAAAAGGCATTGGATCAAGTTGAAACTATTTTGAAAGGTTATACGAAAGGACAAACTAAATCTGATGCTATGGCAGCCTTAAATGTATTATATTCATTGATTCAATAAGGTTATTTCAATGCCCAGACCAAGAACAGATTTTCCAAAAGAACTTTTTTATTTCCATCGACATGACCCGGGAACTGGCGCATTACCGGAAGAAGAATGGAAACTTGAATTTGAGGCTCATATCATTTCGGTGAATGATTCATCGAGTCCATCATATTCAGAATTTTTTGATATGGGAAGGGCCGATCCAAAAGTTTTTTATGCAGGTGCCAACAGGCAAATCCAGTTAAGTTTTTTTCTTGTGGGATTTGACGAACGTGAACATCGGAACAACCATGATTTTTTACTTGCCCGATTGGGGAGAATGACGTATCCGATATATAAGAGCGGTCAGGGTTATAATTCTCCGCATGTACTTTTTCAGATCGGGCAACTTTTCAAGGGATATGGCGTTATAACCAACTTGACATACGATTGGAAGGGAGAAAATCCTTGGATCGAAAATAGGCCACTTTACACCGACATTAACATGACAATCAAGGTTTTGGCAAATAGCCAAGGTTACAGACCTGATGCAGCACAGAGGTATTTGATCTAATGCAAAGATATGACGAACTTATTTTAAAGGTAATGGGTTAACATGAAAATAAAAAAATATTAAATGAACTAAACGATATATTTTATCATGGTACGCAGTATAATATCGACAAATTTGATAATAATATTAAAGATAATAGTAAAAAAACAGGCGGCGACGAGTATGGATATGGTATATATTTAACAAAAGATAAAAGTGTTGCCGATCACTATGCAACTGTTACTGGGAAAACGGGCATTGTTTATACTGTTAAAGTTTCCAAACCCTATAATTTTTTATCAGATGATAAAAAAGTTAATAAAAATAACTGACTATCCGCATATTGGGTACTAAGTTGATATTTATGAGAAAAGGAATGCTTAATGAAGTTAAGAAAAATTTTATCGCATATTATAAATGAACAAACTGCTGGTAAAAGAAACCTATATGAAAATGAAAAACAAACTCTTTATCATGGCAGTTCATATAGTTTTGATAAATTTACTACATCAAAAATGGGAAGTGGGAGTGGGAAGCAAATAGATGGTTGGGGGCTGTATTTAACCAACTCAAAAGAATCTGCTAAAATTTATGGTAAATATATTTATGAAGTTACACTTTCCAAAGGCAATGACGTGACTTTGATTGATTTCCGTGAACCAGTTAAAAGGGATATAGTTAGCAAGATTGTAGAATCGGTTTATAAAAAATATAATAAAGATTTTAATATTAATAAATTTAACTCGTATTACGATTATATTAAAGATAATTCTTTACCAAAGGTAGATTTTAATGATTACGAACTTGTTCAATTTGATTATTCTGGATTTTTATTTTATAGAACTTTGTCAAGGGTATTAGGAGGAGATGAAAAAGCATCTTTGTTTTTACTTAGCAATAGTATAGTTGGTTTAAAAAGAAGTATAAGTAGTACAAGAGTTGATTATGTGATATTTGATGCAGACATAATAAAGATAGAAAATAAATATGAAATATAACAACCTTACCGAAACAGAAATTAGTACCCAATATGCGGATAGTCAGTTAAAAATAATTTGGATATGATAAAAACGAATATACATTCCTATAAAATGCTTAATAGTGATGGAAATAATATGAGTGATAGTCATAAAGATTATATTATGGATAATAATGTCATCAAAGGACACAAAAATGGTCTTGATTTATATAACAAAATACTGCGGGTGTTTCCGATAACTGATAAAGAACTTTCTCAATTGTTATTAAAATCTGGTATAACAGGATTGATAGGAAATAATGGAAGAGAATATGTTATATTTAACGCATCAACTATTGATATTGTTGATAGAGAACGAGTTGGGAAATAAAAATGCAAAGATATGACGAATTTACCGAAATAATTCATACCCAAAACGGAAAACGAAGGTTTTCTTCGCTTTATTATCCAAAATTGGAAAAGAAAAGTAGTGATACCTATATCATTAGTAAATCAAGTGACAGGTTGGACTTACTTTCATTTCAATACTACGGAGATGCCCGGTATTGGGTATTGATTGCAAAGGCCAATAAACTTCACAATGCAACCATTAGGGTTCCAGTTGGAATTAGATTGAGAATACCTGATTTAAGGTTAGATGAAATAGAACAATTATTTTTAGACGCACAAAATTAAATGTCAGAATCCTTATATAGACGTAATCCGAAAGAAGGTGATATTATAAATGTCCTCAAATCAAGGAGGCAACTATATAACCGTGATTACATTCAAACCAAGGATGGTAAAAGTGTATCGGTAAGAAATCCTGCTTGGGTTACTTTGACAGGATATGATAAAAGTTGTGGCGGTGGAGAATCAAAACAACTTCCGATTAAAACTGAAAAAATAGATGCGACATATTACTCGGGGGGATCAATTAAACCCGCTCCTGATATTGAAAGCGTTGTGGTTGAATATAGTGGAGAGCATGGAATGGCGAGAAAAGTTACCGGAAGGATTCGATGTTATAAAATTTCAGATTTTGAAGAAATACAAAGATATTTTCTTTTGCCCGGAAATGAGATAGATGTCAGTTTCGGGTATGAAAATCCATCTTGGGGCTACGGAAACGGAAAAACATTAAAAGGTTTTACAGTTGCAACTTTTTCGTTCAACACAACCCAAGATGGTCATTGGCTATGTGAATTTACTGCTGTTTCTGCCGCCGAAGCAGTAAAAACGTTGGATATGCAGTTGGTTGTTTGTAATGGATGTAATGATGGAACAGGACAAAGTTCAAGTTCCGGCCCATTGAAATATATTATTTTTGAATTTGGAGGCGGTCAAAGTCAAAATCCGGTCAAAGGAATTGCACAATTAATTGCTTCTGATTCAGAAAAAAACGGAACAACCTCAATTGATGATTTACAAGACGGTGAAGTTATAACTGAATTTATTGATTATCGTCCGGGATCGCAGGATAAAAGTGCTGGAATTGTGGTTTATAGAGGTGATCATATTCGAGATTGGCAGGGAAAAATTGGCGCATGGATTGGTTCAATTTCAAAATATTTAGGGTTAACCAAGACAGAAATTGAATCGACGAATAACCAAGTCTACGTTACAGTTGGTTATATCATTAACAGGATGATAAATGACCAACTTTTAAAAGCCAAAGGTTGTGGCATTGCGCACGAAAGAAATAAATTCAATGAAATGAAAATTGAGTTTCATCCCATTTATTCTAAATGTAAAATTGCTGACGGAATTACAAGTGGTGACCCATTGACTGTTTTGTTGCTCGGAAACGGGAATTATAAAAATGATAGTGGTCAAGGTAAAAACTTTGATTCTGATTGTAAAAATTTAGGTGCAGTTAAAAGTTACAGTAGCGGAGATATTAAAATTCAGAATATTTTAGTGCATCGTGATGTTGTTATTTCCGCATTTAACGACGCAACCAAACAACGTGAAGCGAACGCAGATTCAACAGATAATTTGAATTCAAGTAAAAGTGAAGTTGTAAACGTGATTGACTTTTTCGACAAAGTTTCAGACCACATTTCTTCTGCAAGCGGAGGTTCTATTTCATTGAAAATAGTTGAAAATCCTGATGATTTGAAAAGTTTAATCGTCGTTTGTGAAAATTATGGTGTAAGTGATAAACTTCAATGCGTTGTATTTGATCCGGTTGACGGAGACGGTTCAACTCGAACTTGTGACGTTCAATCAAACGTCGGGTCACAAGAATATAGAGCAGCAATGTTTGTAGGTTCGAGTAAAAAAGGAGATTCAGTAGCCGCAATTCGCGATTGTACTGATAAATTAAAAGAAACTCGTGAAAGTGAATATTCGAAAGCCAAAACCGATAAAGACGCAATTATTAAAAATCCGGGAAATTTAGGTAAAAACTCTTTCGACCCGCAAGAAATAAATGGTTTAAAAGCAGTCATGACTCGGCTTCACAATAATAACCCAAAAACAGGAACTGACGAAAAAGTTCATTATCCGGGAATGTCCATAAGTTTGGAAATTGATGGTACTTGGGGATTTACACCGGGTAATGCAATTTCAACTACCCAAGTTCCGAGAAAATGGAGAACGAGTTTAAATTCATATTTTATGATTTCAAGAGTAACGCATTCATTTCAACAATCCGACTGGAGCTGTAAAATAGATGGGATTTTAGGATATTACCCAAACATTGAGTATATTCAATTATGAAAATAAGAACAATTTTAAGAGAAATACAACAAAGCACTTCAAAGTTCTTCGATAATTACAAAAAAGAAAATGAAGGAAAATTGAATCAGTGTCGTGAGATGTGCAAGGAAAAAGGTTATCCGTTAAACAACCAACATGATGAATATTTCTTTAAAGAACATGGGAAGTTGATGAATATTCCCATCAACAAAATTCAAATAGGGCAAAAGAAAGTTGAATCAAAGGTTCTTGACAGAAAAGGAACCCAAATGGATTTGGAAAATTATAAACCTATTCATGTATTTAAGTTTGAAGGAAACTTGTATTTACATGATGGACATCACAGAACAGTAAACTTGATCGAAAACGGAAAAAATACGGTCAAAGGTTATGTTGTAAACTTGGATAAGATGAAATGAAAATTAAATTTATAATCGAGGGAGTTCAAGAAAATAGTGAGTTATATCAATTGACTGATTTAATTTTGGAAGAATTTTCAAAAATTCCAGAAGATCGATTGTTTGATACTACATTGAACTTGAATAAGTTTAAAAATAACAATTTTAAATATATTAAAAACTTAGTTGAATCTGACATCGAAGTAGAAATTGCAGGTCGTAAAAGTTATTATTCTGGGCCATATAAATTAATAGCATTAAGCGAAACTGAATATTTGTCCGCACCAGAAGGTTCAGATATAAAAAAGATATATAGAAATATACTTGTACATGAACTTCAACACGCTTATGATGATTTAAGAAGTAAAGGAAAATACACCCAAGATAAACAAAGTCAGGAATATTATAAATCAAAGTACAAATCACATTATTCATATTTGAAACTTCCACATGAAGTTTGGGCAAGGTTTGCTGAATTGGCCGAACACATTACCATTTATATTCGTAAAAGTGATTTGGTCGGTATTGTAGAAGATAACCTACGCGGATGGGAATATTTAGACGAACCAATGAAACGCAGAATCTTGAAATCTGCATATAAACTTTATGATATTAAACGAGAAGAACATAGGAGCAAATTAAAATAATGCCTCGTATATCGCAACCATACTTCAATTTACATCAAATTGTTACTGGAAAATACACCAGTGGCAATGAATTTGTATTGAGGAATGGTGAAGATTATGTTGGATTATTTCATATATTACCAACAGGACAAAGATTTTCAGGAAGTCAACCTGAACCTTTAAGTGTTGAGTTATTTGAAAAAAGATTCACTCCAACTCTGGATATTTTAAGGTACAACCAAATAACCGAAAGTGAAATTAATCGTTATATTCCTCCTATTTTATTTTACCCCCAAGTAACGGACGAAGATTACAAACGAGGAAAGATTCAAAGGTTCTTTGTTCAAAAAAGAAACAGTCCGTTAAACACCATAATGGAAATAGATGGACAACAATATAATTCAATCAACAATGAAAATAACCCGGGAATAAACGGAGTGATTTGGAACAAACTTTTATTGGAATGGCGAATTTCAAAAATAGAACCCAAAGACGCAAGTTACTTGAATGAATTGGAGGTTCAAAAAAGTATTCCTAAATTCCCATACATTCAAACTTATTTAACCAACTTTTTGGAGTTTTATAGATGAATAGACCACATATTGAAGAAATGGGATATTATGATTTAGAATTTTTATGCGAATTTGAAAATTTTGAATGTGTTGAATTTTGGAAAATATTTAACCAATTTGAATTAAATGAAATTTCGTATGAAGAATATATAAAATTGATAAATAAACTTGAATTTAAAATTAGAGATGAGCGGCCAGAGTTGTTCAACTTAGGAGGATTAATGTTTTGAAATTAAATGATATTTTAGATGAATTGATTGAGGAGTATAATCAAAAGGGACAATATCATCCAATTGATTCACTTGATGAAGCAAATATAACGACTGCGTTGTTATTGGGAGAATTATTGAATCCGGAAAATGCTTATCAATATTTTTATGACAGGGGCTGTTATAGGTTTAAAGATGATGATGGAATTATTTTTACCGCAATAATGACTTCAAGTTTAGGTAAAACTGAAAATTTTTGCGAGTTCAAAACTTTTTGGTATGAACCAAATTCAAGAATTCCAATTTACAATAAACTTCCCCAAAATAGTTCAGGAATTGTTGGAAGTAAGAGAAGTGATACAGTTGCAAAAATTTTCAGAGATGAAATTATTCCTAAATTTAAACAACAAGATTTTGCTCAACTTTTAGTATTCAACCCAGTCAGTCACCAAAGATATTTATTCTCGATGCGATTGATTAAAAAGTTTATACCCAAAGATTGGGAAATTGAAGAACAATACCCAAAACGAATTATTATAAGGAAACCAAAATGAAAATATCAAAAATTTTAACTGAACGTTCTTTTTCAAAATACGAAGAGTTTCAAGATGCTTTGATGGCAGCAAAGGAAAAGAACAATTACAACGAATTTAAAAACATACTTGAAACCAGTCTAAAAAACCGTCAGTATGATTGGTTTGGTAGGTATTTTCAGTTTGTGAACCAAGACGGGAAACTTACCAAGGATATTTTCAAATTAGCGACTCCTTTCTAAATGAAATGTTAAACATTTGGAAATGTCAAGGTTTTAACCTATACTTGTGAAAAACGTTTTTAAATGCAATTCATTGAGGAAAATGATGAAGTCAAAGGTTGGAAGCAAAAAAGGAAATTAATCGTTCCAGTTTTATCAGACCATAAGAAACATTGGGTACTGAATCGACTTTCATTCATATACGCATACGACTTAGAAAATTTTGACGAATGTATTTTAACTTTCAACCATAACGATGCACAGAACCTTCACATTTCAATTCTAAGCGACTTTATAGGTCAAGACAACTTCATATATCAGAAAAAATACTTAAACGATTGTGGGCAAAATTATGATGCTCAAATGGCTTTTTGGTTAGAAACAAATGAGAAGTTAGAAGTTGAGGTTCCTTTTACAATAAGAAGTTATTGGAACCAGTTTAGAAGCGTTGAAAATATAAATGATTATATCCCCATAATGAAATGGTTAGAATGGTGCAGAGAATTAAAGGATAAGTTCGTTATAAATGTTAAAAATTACGAACCTGACGAAACTTTGAAACAATATGATAAACTACTTGAAAATTTAAGTATAATTGAAAAGAATGGGATTTACACCAGATGAAAATAAGAAAACTTTCAAGTTCCATTATGATACCAAAATGAAAGTCAAACAAATTGCTAAACAGTTGAATATCGAAATATGAGAAAAACTAAAAATAAATGGAAGACTGATAAGTGTGGAAGATGTGGAGAAAAACATTTTAATTATACCGGAAAATTGGATAAAAATAATATTGAATATGTTATATGTGGACGAACAAATAAACGAATAAATGTTGATGGTTTGGGTAAAGAAGGTAATACGTTTGCGTTTCCAACATTATGGATTAAAGAAAATTAAATATTGAAATATGATTATTACAGATTTTAAACTACGACAATATGCTCAAGAGATTGGTAGAATTTTAGTAAATACTCCAAATGAACGAATAGTCGAAATTCATTACGATTTTTTTCATGGTAAAATCCCAAAAGAAATTGAAGGTATTTACCCATTTAATGAATGTGAACATGAAACTTGTTCACATATTAATAAATTATTTTTTAAAATTTTTAGTAACATTGCACATAGAATTGTACCAGACGAAATGTTTATAAAATATCGTTTTAAAATGAATGTTGATTTCGATTATACTTCCGGCCGTAAATTTGATATTGAAAATGAAGAAATTGAATATTGAATTATAAAAAATAGAATAATGGCTAAATACGAAGTTTTACAAGCAAAGGCCGGAAGATTTTATTTTCAGTTAAAAGCGAAAAACGGTTTCGTAATTGCTACCAGTCAAAAATATGCTTCCTTAGCAGCGTGTTATAATGGAATCGCATCTGTTCAGGCAAATGCTCAAACTGAAATAATTGAAGATAAAACTAAATGAATTACACAGAAGCATATTTCATAGACCATTGCGAGGGTGGTTGAGTGGGAGCGGCAGGAGTTTGTTCGGTTTGAGTGGTAGTAGTGGTGCTATTTGTGGTCGAATTGGTGTTGTTATTGTTTTCAGCCATAATTGAAAGTGCTTTGAGTGATGACCAAAGGTAAACAAAAAGCCGGTATTTTAAAACAAAAATATTTAATCATTGATAATCAATGACTTACGCAATAATTTGCGGGCGGGTAGATTTGGGGTACAATATGCGGATAGTCATTTTAAAATTAAATATTGAAATATGAAATATATTAAAAATTTTAAAGTTAAAGAAGTTCATAAAGGTCAATATTCAGAAATTCAAAAAATTACTTTTGAAAACGGATATATTGCTACTCCGGAAGAAGATACTGGTGGAGAATATGCATATATGATTATTGATGGTTACGAATTGAACCCCGACGATTTAGTTTCGTTTAATTGTGAATTGGATGAATATGATTGCATTTCTGATTTTGAATTTATCGAAATTAATGGATTTTTATATCGAGCGTGGGTTGAATCTGAGGGTGGAAACGATTGTACTTGTTTATCATTTTATAAATCAAATGAACTTGATTCCTAAAATAGAAACGCAAACTCTTGAAGATTTGAAATCAATAGGACTTCATGGAAATAACCTTGTTCAAGTTGAACGCCCAAGTTTCTTTTTTAATCGGGAAATAGGTGAAATAACCTACGATGATAATATAATTTTTGACGACAAAGTTGTTGTTGGGATTTCAAGGTTCACTGTCATTTCAAGAAGACTGTTCATTAATGACAAATCTTATAAATCTCAATTAGAATGGTGGAATAGTCGAAAATTAATTGCTTGGTATCCATCGGTTCAATATGGTAATGATATAGCATATTTGGTTCGATTTAAAACTTTAATTGATTAATGTTTGAATATTCAGAATACCATCCTTTCACTTTAACAGGTCGCCCATCAAACCACTTCAACAATATCAATTATGCTGCCTTAAATAAAGAAGATGGTTCAAGGCAAAGGTTCGTTTCCAGATATGAAGATGGATTTTTATTTGAAATAGATTTAAGTGGCTTCCACTTGTATTTAATTTATTTGATTTTAGAAAAATCATTCCCCAAAGACATTTATAAGGAATTGGAACCTTTTTATCCTCCCGATGTAAACCCGAAAGAATATACCTTCAAACAGATATATGGTGGGGTTGACGAAAATCTTGTAAATGTTGAACCATTTAAATCAATTAAACAACTTCAACATAACATTTATGAACAATATAAGCAGGGTAAACTAACGACATTTTTGTTTGGTAGAAAAATTACAATCAAAGGTTTAACCCAAACAAAGTTGTTTAACTATATGCTTCAAAATTTGGAAACTGAATTTAATACAAGTTTGTTGTCTGAGTTGAACAAACGGTTAGAACATAAAAAAACAAAACTAATCCTTTACACTTATGACTCTTTCCTGTTTGATTATTCAATTTCGGACGGAAAAGAAACTTTAAATGAAATAATCCAAGTATTTGATGGAATACCCTTTCACGTTAAAGCAGGAAAAAATTATCACGAATTAAAACAAATAAAATTATGAAAAAATTAGAATTGAAAAGCGCAGTAATTAATCACATTATAAATGCGTCACTAAGTGAAACATCATATATAGATGATGTTATTGCCGGGATTGGCATAGATGCTGTTCCAGATTATTTGCACCATTCATTGGCTATCGCAGCCGCCGGTCATATATTGAAAGCCTCCGGACAAGTTCTTGTGGAAATTGCAAATGAAACATCGGGCGTAGATATATATAAATCAGATGTGGATACAATAGGATTTGAACAAGCAGTATTTGTTTATCGGAAAAAATAATTAAATGATGAATTATTTCCTAATCTTTTGTTAATGGACTTGACTTTCTGAAAAAAATTACTTATATTTGTAAATAACGATTTTAACTCCCTTAAAGGGAAATTTTACTTACTTTTTTAACCAATTTAAACCACTTAGGAAAACTTATGCAAAAACCAACAGGACTTGATTTAATTAAACAAAAACTTGCAGAACTTAACAAACAAGCACAAAAACCTTCAAATTCAGGAGGCGGAGGTAACAACGTTTTTTGGAAACCCGGACAAACCAAAGACGACAAAGGAAATTCGTTAACTGATCAGATTCGAATTCTGCCAAACCCTTATACCGAAGAAGGTTATCCATTTGCAGAACTTTACTTTTATTATGATTTTGGAAAAACATGGATTTCGCCAACTTGCTTTCAAAAACATGACCCAATTGTTGAATATTGTAACGGACTAACTTCTGGTGGAAAACTTTCAAAAGAAGAATATGTCACTAAGATGCAGATTAAACGTAAATTAATGCCAAAGGATCGCGTTTACGTTCCAGTTTTGGTTCGAGGTCAAGAAAGTGATGGTGTTAAATTTTGGGGCTTTTCAAAGACAATTTTCAATCAAATTTTGGAAATTATGGCGGACGATGATTATGGTGATATTACCAGTTTGAAGACTGGTCGCGATATGACTGTCAAATATACTCCGCCATCAAAAGAGGGAGAATTTGGTAAGACGACTATTGTGGTTAAACCAAATCAAACCGTAGCAACAGATGATCCGGAAGTTTTGGATAAAATCAAAAATATGCCAAATGTGGCTGAATTGTTCACTTGTCCAACTGAACAAGAACTTGAAGACGCACTTGCTAAGTATTTGAAGGTTGAACCAGAAGTTAAACAAACTCCTTCAAATCCTAACAATGTTCGTACAAATCACGCTGCTACAAACGAAGGTTTTGATATGACAAACTTCCAAGTTCCGGGTTCTGAACCTAAACAACCTACTTCACAAGTTGATGTTTCTGATATTGAAAAACAATTTGAAGATTTGTTGAACAGTAAATAATTGTTTGTTTGTGTATTTAATGGGGAATCAGCCTCAAAAACTGGTTCCCTTATTTTTTAAATCCCTTTTTAAATGAAAACTTAATGGCGAAAAAAACTACTGAAAAACCTACGAAGATAGAAAGAATTGATGATTTAGCGTCTGATGTACTTTCGATTATAAATAAAAAATTTAAGGAATATCCTAACGCTGCTGAATTTTTATCGGCAGCGAATATGATTCAAAGTTGGTGTCCCACTGGATGTGATATTTTAGATTTATCAATTTCAAATAGACCTCATGGCGGATTAGGATTTGGGACGGTTGTGGAATTAAGTGGTTTAGAAGGCAGCGGCAAAAGTTTGTTAGCAGCGCACATATTAACTGAATGTCAAAAAATGGGGGGCCTTGCGGTTCTATTCGATACCGAAAAGGCAGTCGGTATGCTTGATTTTTACGTTTCAGTCGGGTTAGACCCTGAAAAGGTTATTTACACTGATAAACTTCGTGCATTAGAAGAAATTTATGAAGCAGTAGAAATGATTATTGAAAAAACAATTGCTTCTGATAAAGATAAACCAGTTGTTATTGTAATTGATTCAGTTATGGGTGCAAGTACATTGGCTGAATTGGAAGCAGATTACGAAAAGGATGGTTACGCAACTACCAAAGCAATTGTTAACTCAAAGGCAATGCGAAAAATCCCGTCATTAATTGCTGGTAGAAAAATTTTGTTGGTGTTGATTAATCAACTTCGTGCTAACATGAATGCTATTGGTTTCGGCGCTGATAAATGGTCAACCTCGGGGGGCCAAGCAATTCCCTTCACTGCATCTACTCGTTTGAGATTGTCAAAATTAGGACAAATCAAAGGTAAAATTAACGGGATTGATACTGCAATTGGTGAACGTATTCAGGTTCAGGTTGTTAAAAATAGATTGGGGCCGCCTCGTAGGAAAATAACCTTTGATGTTCGTTACGATAGTGGTATTGACAATTATGGAAGTTGGTTGACTTGTTTGAAAGAATTGGGAGCCATTGGTCAAAGCGGTTCAAGTTATACATATAAATTTGTAGATGAAGAAACGGGTGAAGAAATTACAAAAAAATTCCAATCCAAAGATTTCAAGGCCTTATTGACTGAAAATCCGGAATTAAAGGAACGAATTTATAAACAAATTTGTGATGAATATATTATGAAATATGATACAGGTGAAGATGAAGAAGAATTGGGAATTGACGACATTGAACTTGAAGTAACAAACGAAGATTGATATATGAAATTAAATAATTTAATTGATTTTTTACATCAAGTGCCTGATCAATACTTGAATTACGATGTTGTTTTTTCTGAATTTTCAGATGTTGATGATACCGAATTAACAGTTCGTTTAGATAAACCTTTGGTTGGATTTTTCTGCGATGAGAATACCCAAGAAATTGTATTTTTAGATAACGAAAATATGGATTATTATGAAAAAAGAATTTGACGTACTTGTAAATTCTCACCATCTTGAAAATGGGAATTGGAAACTTACAATTTCACTTGAAAGTGAATTTTTGGATTCTGAATTACCATCGGATTTCAAAAGTGAATATATAATTGATGATGAACAAAAACGTAAACGATTTATAGAAATGGTTTATAACTTTCTCAAAAATAATTTAGAAAAAGATGCTTAACTTAGTTCGAATTTTATGGAGTAGTATATTTCTGGTTACTGTATTGTGGGTGATCGGAACAATTGGTAAATTAATATCCGAGTTTAGTTCGACAGCACATTCATTTGTTGCTTGGCTTGCTAAAATAGGATTTGTCGTGGTTGCGATTGGTTTGTTGGTAATACTTGGTTGGTTAGTATTTTCTTTGATAAATCCTGATAATAAAAATTCGATAACACGGTTTTTTGAATGAATAAAACCAGAAATGATAGAGTCTTAATAATCGACTCATTGAATTCTTACATGAGAATTTTCTCTTCAATGTCCGACATTTCAGAAAGAGGTGATTATATTGGGGGGATACTTGGATTTTTACGTTCAATTGGAAGTAACATTCGAGATTTCAAACCAACGAGATGTATCTTAGTTTGGGATGGAAGTGGAGGTTCACAACGACGTAAAAAAGTGTTTCCTGAATACAAGGCCAACCGTAATGGTTCAAGTGGTTTGAGGAAGGATTTATTTTCAAGTGTAGAGGAAGAAAAACAGGTCATGCGAACGCAGATGGCTCAAATATTCAAGTATTTTGAAAATTTACCAGTCGAAGTTTATTGTGTTCCGAACGTTGAAGCAGATGATGTAATTGCGTATATGACTATGCAATATTTCAAACCCTTGGATTCAAAGGTTCGAATTGTAAGTACGGACAGAGACTTTTTACAGTTAGTTAGTCCGAACGTTGAAATTTATTCGCCTGTTAAAAAGAAACTTTATACAAATGAAAATTTCTATCAGGAGTTGAACCTTACGCCGGAAGAATATTTAACGTTTAGGGTAGTAACGGGCGATGTAAGTGATAACATTGACGGAGTTCCGGGAATTGGTTTGAAAACATTGGTTAAATCGTTTCCACAACCAACTTCCATTCAAAGGTTAATTGAAGAAAGTAAACAAAAAATTCAAGAAGAAAAGAAACCAAAACAAATATTCAAAAACATAGTTGAAAACGAACAATTACTTGAACGAAATTATTATTTGATGCAATTACAGGAAACTGATATTTCCGGTGCAACTAAGATAAATTTGTTTGAAAGGTTGGAAAATCCAAAAATAAGTAAAACAAACAACTATCAGATACGAAAGTTAATGATGGAAGATGGATTGGCTACTGTTTTCAAAAATGTTGATGAGTGGTTGTTAATGACATTTTCAGGTTTAAACGTATGGACAACTTAAATCAGTATGGGTATAAATTTCAAGTCAAGGTTCTGACTGCATTAATAACGGACAGAGATTTTTTAACTCAAAGTTTAGATTTAATCCAACCTGATTATTTTGAAAGTCCGGCATTGAAGTGGTTAGTTGAAAAAACTTACGATTATTTCAAAGTTTTCAAATTACTTCCAACCATTGACGTATTCAAGATTCAAATTTCAAATATTCCTCAAACTCAAACATTAAGAGAGGAAGTTGTAAATTCACTCAAAGAAGCGTTTAAGGAAATTGAAAGTAGTGACTTAAAATACATCAAAGAAACGGCAATCCAATTTGGTCAAAATCAGGCAATTAAACAAGCATTTGAAAGTTCAATAAATGATTTCCAACAAGGTAATTACGATTCAATTTTATCAAGGTTCAAAGTTGCTATTCAAAAAGGAATTGTAAATCAAAACTTCGGTCACAATTTTATTGATGATGTTGAATATCGATATACGGAAGAAGCAGAACCTGAACGAGTAAAAACTGGTTTTGAAGTATTGGATGAAGTGACGAACGGAGGATTGCCGAAAGGTTGTTTGGGGATCATCATCGCACCGAGTGGATTAGGAAAATCATGGTTTTTGACTAAACTCGGCGCAAACGCAGTAAAAGCAGGAAAAACTGTCTTACATTATACTTTGGAATTGGCGGATATTTATACTGCTAAACGATACGATTCCCTTCTGAATAATATCCCTTTTGACGATTTAAAATATCATCAGGATCAAGTTAAAAATACAGTTTCAAAGTTAAAAGGTAAACTTTTCATTAAAGAGTTTCCGCCCTCGACTTTGAGTTTAACTGGATTGGAAGCGCATTTAGAAAAATTTGTTTTAGCAGGGCATAAGCCAGATTTATTGATAATTGACTATCCAGAACTTTTAAAGATTGATTTTACAGGTGAACGTGACGATAAAGTTTTAGGCCAACTTTATACTGATATTCGAGGTTTGGCTGGAAGGTTTGGTGTTGCTTGCTGGGTTGTTGACCAAACAAATAGGCAAAATAGCGATGTTGATATTATCGAAAATTCGGGCATTTCAAATTCATTTGCAAAAATATTTGCTGCCGATGTTGTAATGTCACTTTCCAGACGGAGAAAGGATAAGGTGAATAAAACAGCAAGGTTATATTTATCAAAGTCAAGGTTAGGCCCAGACGGATTAACATTTCCGGGAAAATTTGATACTTATTCGCCCATCATTGAGTTTTATCATCCTGAATCTGAACAAGGACAAAAAACAAAAAATGAAACCATGAGTGATTCAGAATATCAGCAAAAAGTTGCAGCCGAAGAATATCAAAGACAGCAAAATCGTAAAAAACAATTGTTTTAAATGAAAATGATTGAAAGACATCAAAAATTACTCAAATCTGGAATGTTTTGGGAATTTTACCCGCAGTTATCAGGTGAATGGGAAAAAGATAAAAAAGAATTTACAAGATTAGAAAAATATTACGATAAACATTTTAGAAACAAGGAGAAAAATGGCATTAACTGATACACGACTTTATTATAGACCATTTGAATATCAACAAGCATACGATTTTTACCGAAATGAACAATTAGTTCACTGGACAAAGGATGAAATCAAAATTGGGGAAGATTTACAAAATTGGAACAATGATTTAACTGAAACTGAAAAGGCAGTAATTGGAGGTATATTAAAGGGATTTACTCAAATGGAAGTTTTGGTGGGTGATTATTGGAGAAACGTACCTAAATGGTTTCCTAAGCCTGAAATTGGTTTAATGTGTTCAACATTTTCATATTTTGAGGCTATACATCAGGATAGTTACGCGCTTATAAATGAAACTTTGGGTCTTGACGATTTTACATCGTTCTTGTATGATGAAGATACCAAACGTAAAATAGATTATTTCATTGATATTCCGGAGGAAAGTACGATAGAAGACAAAGCAAAGTCCTTAGCAATTTTTTCTGCCTTTGCCGAAGGGTGTATGTTATTTAGTTCATTTGCGGTTTTATTATCATTTCAGCGTGAAAATTTATTGAAGGGTGTAGGACAAATTGTTTCATTTAGCATTAGGGACGAAAATTTACATAGTGAGGGAGGATGCTGGCTGTTTAATCAATTGTGCGCAGAAAATGATGGATTAAAGGAATTGGTAAAAAATGATATTTTAGACGCAGCCAGAATGGTTTACGATCTGGAAAAAAAGTTTATTGATAACTTGTTTAATGATAATTCTATACGCACATTGAATCCTTTTGATTTGAAACAGTTCATTAAACATAGAATTAATACTAAATTGATTGAACTTGGTTATGAGGCTATTTTCGAAGTTGATACTGAATCTTTACAAAGAATTTCTTGGTTTGATTCGCTAAGTGCCGGTCAAGAATTCGGCGATTTTTTCGGAACAAGAGTTAGTGCTTATACTAAGGTTGATTTTAAAACTGAGGATTTATTTTAAAAATGATAAATAATTGGATTGAAGGACACGATTATCCGGGGTGGATGATTGAAGAAGGGTTGAGAACCTTAGAACGGCAACATTTATTGGATGGCGAAACGCCAAAAGAAATGTATGTCAGGGTATCTACGGCATTGGCTACTCAACTTAATAAGATGCTGGTTAAAAACTCAAAATGGTCGGATGATCAAATAACGAAATATTGTGAAATAGTTAAAACTAAATGGTTTGATTATATGTGGGCAGGTTGGTTATGTCCGTCAACTCCAATTTTAGCAAATTGTGGTACAAACAGAGGATACACGATTAGTTGTTATATCAATAGGGTTCCCGACTCAATTGACGGAATTTATAACAAACTTCACGAAACGGCACTATTGACAAAAATGGGAGGAGGAGTCGGTATAACTTTCGATAAAATTAGAGGCCGTGGAGAACCCATTTCAACCGGAGGATTTACCGAAGGTACAATTCCGTTTATTAAGGTTTATGATTCGGCGATAGTTGCAACATCACAAGGGTCGGTCAGGCGAGGCGCTATTTCTATAAATTTACCCATTAGGCATAAGGATATAAAAGAATTTTTAAAAATTAGATTGCCCATTGGAGATGTAAATCGACAATCATTGAATGTCAATCATTGCGTTACAATAGACGATTACTTTTATGAATCTCTTTTAAATGGAGATAGTATTGCAAGAGAAATTTGGGCCGAATTGTTATCTACCCGAATGAAAACTGGTCAGCCTTATATTTTTAATTATCATAATGCAAATAAAAATAAACCAGACGATTTCAAACGTCGCAATTTAAAAATAGACGGAACAAATATTTGTACTGAAATCATGGCCCCGCATGATTTTGAACATACAGTTGTGTGTGATTTGGCAAGCGTAAACTTGACAAAATGGGATGAGTTTAAAGATAATGAAGAATTTATAGAACTTTCTTTATTATTTCTGGATTGTAATTTGGAGCAATATATAGAAGATGCTTCTGGTAAAATTGGATTTGAAAGTGCTATTAATTTTGCTAAAAAAGCAAGATTGTTAGGTCTTGGAGTTTTGGGCTGGCACACTTATTTACAATCTAAAATGATTCCTTTTAATAGTTTAACAAGTAAAGCGTGGATTAGAAAAATAGGAACTAAATTTCAAGTAGACGGTAACAATTATAATCGTAAATGGGGCGAAATATTGGGCAATCCTGAGTGGTGCGATTATAATAGAAATACTACTTTGTTTGCAATAGCCCCTACAACTACTAACTCTCTTGTATCGGGCGGGGTTTCGCAAGGAATAGAACCTATAATTTGTAATGCGTGGGTTCAAAAAAGTGCTAAGGGAACATTTATTAGAAAAAATAAACATTTCCAAAAATTGATGCAGAAAAAATATAAAGAATATGATACTGAATTGTTATGGAATGATATAATGGTAAAGCATCAAGGTTCGGTTCAGCATTTGGATTTTTTGACTAATGATGAAAAGGAAGTGTTCTTAACTGCTTATGAATTAAATCAACTTGAACTTGTAAAAAATGCTGCTATATGGCAGCAATACGTTGATCAAGGTATTTCGTTAAATTTATTTTTCCCTGCTGATGTTGATCCTAAATGGTTCAATAAAGTTCATTTAACTGCATGGGAAGAAGGTATAAAATCGCTTTATTATGTTAGAACCGAATCCATTTTATCCAGAAATATGAAAAGTTCAACATTTTCAGATTGTTTACACTGTGAAGGTTAATTATGAAAAAACTAACAAATACCGAACTTACCGAAACCGTAAAAGTTGACGTAATTTTCAACGTCCTTTACGATGTTATTCGACCAGTCAAACTTCATTTTGAGGTTGAACTGTTAAAGAATGATATATCTGGAATTACGCTGAATGAATGGCTTTCAAAGATATTGAATAATAAATTGGTCATTGGCGCAGATGATAATGTTCCTGATAAGGTTGAACCTTTACAAAGGTTCTTTCCAGAAATATTTACAGTTCAAAATACTGATATCGATTACATCTGTAAAACCATTTATTTCATTTTAAACTCAATTTCACCAAATAACATTCAAACGTTCAGGTATGAATAAAATACTAACTTCTATTTTAATTATTATTTCAATATTTAGCATCAGTGCCTATATTTTCCAACTTTGTATAAATCAATGGTTAAATTATTTTCAACGGAATGAAATAACATATTGGCAATCATTTTCCCTTTTCGTATTGTTAGGTATGGGAATGTATTTTTATAAAAGTTTAAAAGATTACGTTGGTAAATGAATTTATTCAATATTGATTGCTTAGAAAAAATGAAAAGTATGGGGGATTATTCAGTGGATTTGATATTCACTGACCCTCCATACGCACTTGGAAGTGAAGTTATAATCAGAGAAGATGGTAAACCTGATTATAAAAAGGCCGTTGATTTCATGAATAAGTGGAATCAACCTGATGGTAAATTTTGGGAAGAATGGTTCATTGAAGCGTTTCGTATCTTGAAACATGGTGGACGGGTTGTTATGTTTGGAATGGATAGGCAATTAATGCTAAATAAATATTATGCTTGTTCTTCTGGATTCATTGAACAACAAAGTTTATATTGGTATTTCGCCAGCTCATTTCCGAAGGCAAGTGATTTATCAAAAAATTTGGACAAATATTTTGGTGAAGCACGGGAAGTTGTTGGAAGTAAAATATATAAAAGTTCCAATGGGGGAGAAGGTTATAATGAGTTTGCAACTGGAATTCAACCAATTACCCAACCTTCATCCGATCTCGCCAAAAAATACGACGGGTTTAAATATAGTATCGCTCCTTTGAAACAGACCCAAGAAATTGTGAGTGTCTTTCAAAAAATTCCTGATATTTATTGGGACAATCGAATATTGTTAGCCCAAAATATAAAGGATATTTTAGAATGTATAATGACAACAACCCACAGCAACGACTTGGAAAATGGTATGATTGCCTCGAATGCGGAAATAAATTTTATCTTGCTCCAAGTAGAACAATTACAGACCCAACGTGGAAGCCATATTGCTCAAATGTCTGTCGAAGAAATCGAAAAAATTTTTGCTTGCACTGCGGAAGTAAATTCTATGCTCCGCCAAGCCAAGTTGGGAAATATTGTAGTAAAAAATGTCATGGAGAATCTATGCGCGGATTTAAGGGAGAAAACCATCCACAATGGACTGGCGGACGATTTACAAGAACTGATGGATATGTACTTATCAGAAACCCCAAAACCCCACTTGAATGGATACTGGAACATCGGGCAGTTATGGCTGAACATATTGGTAGAGATTTGGATAGAAATGAAGATGTTCACCACATCAACGAAATCAGAGATGATAACAGAATTGAAAATCTTAAATTATTATCTCACGGAGAACATAAAATACTTCACGCAACAAAAGATATTACTGAACGAGAATTTACAAAAGTTAATTGCCAATACTGTAATACGCAATTTTACAAACGTAATTCTCAAATTAGAATCACTAAACGAAATTTTTGTTCAAAATCTTGCTGGCATTTTTACTTGCGAAACGAAGTCAGCCCAACAGAATGAAACAATAATGGTCTTCCAAAAGCCTTATAAGACGAATTCTGCATTGCATGATACGTTGGCCTATGAAAATGGCGATGAAGAATGTTTGTGCGGCGCTTTGGATATTGACGGGAACAGGATTTCATTAGAAGCAAATGCTGATAAAAGATTGGGTGGAAACGGAGTATTTGGAACAAAATCGTCTGCGAAGTTTTACGGATATGAAGGTGATTACGCTGTTGGAACTTCGCCCTTGGGCCGATTCCCATCTCAAACCTTCGTCGATTCTGAAATGGCTGATAATTTGGACGAACAAAGTGGAGAACGTAAATCAGGTGCAATGAAATCAAGTCATAATGTAGGCAAAACTGGAAAAGATGGCTTTATGCCACATCATGGAATTTATGGTAAATACAAGGCGCAGCCGTTTGGTAAAGAAGTTGAAGCAAGTGTTGGGGGCTGTTCTAAAATTTTGCAAAGATGTGATTATGACGAGCAGGATATTCAACTTTATCATTATTGTGCAAAAGTTTCTAAGAGTGAACGTGATTTGGGCGTAAAAAACAACCACGTTACCGTAAAACCAATTCAATTGTGTCTGAACCTTTTGAAGTTATTTAAAACACCAAATCCACAAGTTGTTTTTGACCCGTTCTTAGGTTCTGGTTCAATAGGAATGGCAGCAAAATTATTGGGGTTTGAGTTTATCGGATGTGAACTTGAACCCGAATATTTTGAAATTGCAAAGTTAAGGATTCAGTATGCAATTGATAATAAATTCAAATTGAATCGGACGTTCGATACTAAACACGAACCTAAGAATAAAAAACCAACTGTAAACGATAACGACTTTTTTTAAATGTACTATAACCATTTGGACTTTATCGAGTCCGTCAAAAAATCATTTGAAAACTACAATCAGTTCGGTAAACGGTCTTCCAAAAAAGTTTCGCCAATTCATAACTATCTTGCAGATGTGTTGTGTTCGATATATGGTTCTGAATATGAAGTTTATTGTAGCGACAGAAACAAAGAATTTAAGGCAACTGGAAAATATTACAACAAAAATATTGATATAACCGTTGTAAAGGATAACAATTCGGTTTTTTGTTTGGGTGTAAAGTTTATAACTTCAAACTTCAAACAAAATGCAAACAACTATTTTGAATCGATGCTTGGAGAAACTGCCAATATTCAGACCAACAATATTCCTTATGCCCATATTATTGTATTCAGGAAAGAAACTCCGTATTATGATAAATACGGAAATGTGAAAAAAATAGAAATAATCGATCATAAGGATATGTCAAAATATATTAAATTAATGTTTGACACTCAACACCAACATAAACCTTTTGGTCTTGGTATAACATTGATTGATATAAACAATGATTTGATATGCGAAAGTGAATTTGAAGGTTTGATTAAAACTAAGTTTACAAATGAACGGTTATTTAGAGATATTTATGAATATAAACAATTCTTGGAGGGAGAAATGTGAACAGAAATAAATTACTTGAAATTGTAAAAAAGTTAATGTTTGAAAACGATAGGGAAGTTCCCGAGGTAATAAATACCTCGTGGAAAGCACCTAAATATAAACCAAACGTTCAGTGGCAAAAAACATTTAGTTTTGGCGATTTAAACTCAGACGAAAGTCAAATGACTAAACGCATATTTTCTGCTGCTAAAATGTCGCAAAAACATAAAATAGGTTATATAGTTCATTTAAACGGAAACTCGCATCCTATTGAAAAAAATGCGCTATTAGCCGGAACTTATTTTTATGTATATGCTGAAAACAACACTGCCTATATTTCTAAATTTACAATTTGAGGATTGAATATGAACCGAGATAAAATAATAAAAATGATAAAACAACAACTTTCCGAAGGAAATTACGCGAAATCCGGCAACGTATCTGCTATATTTTCAGATGAACGTACAATTAAATTATCTATAAATGATAAAGTAATTGCTAAGTTTGAATATGAGTATTTAAATGATATCATAACAACATTAAAACAATTAAAATAAATAGAGAAATATAAATGCGTTATTCAATCATTCCAAATGAAACCAAAACTGCCGTTGTCAAAGCGGTGCATGATGGTGATTCGATCAAAGTTCAATTTGAAGATGGGGAAGTAAGTTGGATTAGACTTTACGGTTGTGATGCTCCCGAAGTCATTTCCAATCATGTAACTAAGGATCAACCTCATGGTCGGGAAAGTGGAAATGAACTTAGAAAATTAATTAAAGGTCAAACCGTAGAAGTTGAAACATTATTCCGTGACCAGTACGGTAGGATGATTTGTAAAGTGAACCTCTTAAAAGAAGAACTTGGTTCCGATTTGCAAAAAATTGATTTGACTAAACTTTTAATTTCGGAAGGTTTGGCTTGGTGGTTAGAAGAACCAAAAATGGATTCGACTGTAAAAACTGAATTGAAATCTTTACATGAATATGCTAAGGGTAAAATGTTAGGTTTATGGTCTCGACAAGGTAGAAAACTTAGACCTTCAACTTGGCGTTCTCGCAATCGTCGGTTTACAATGGAAAAGGAGTTTGAAGACTTATGGTAAAGAACGTCTTATTTTTGATTCTGGGCATCTTTCTTGGTTGGATTGGTAATTGTATATATAACCCAATAGAAAAGCCCATAGAACGTATTGTCGTGAAGACTGATACCGTTGTGAATGATATATTTGTCAAGGTTCCTGACCCAAAAATAATAATTAAACAAAGAACTGATACTTTGGTTAAAACCATCATTGATGAACGTTTGGTTGAAATTTATAGGGTTGATACTCTTGGTGATAATTTTATTTATGCGAACCTTTACAAAGATTCAATTCAAGGTAAGGATTATAAGTTGAATTACGAGATTGAAACTTTGGGGGAACTTTTAAGTTTCAAACCTCGAATTACCACCTATAACAGAACTGAAACTGTTTTTAAAACTAAACCATCAAAATGGCTTGTTTCGGGCGCAATTTCAACCAGAGGTAACTTCAAATTTGGAGTTGGATATAAAGGTTGGTTTGTTGATACTGAATTAAGTGATGGATTTGAACAAATGTTTGTTGGATATCAATATCAATTTTAAAAAATGCAAATAAAATTTAAAAAATTACATCCTAACGCGAAAATTCCGGCATATTCAAAGATAGGCGACGCGGGCATGGATTTGACCGCTATTTCAAAAAATTGGTCAAAATCGGATGGTGGTTATTATTGTGAATACGATACTGGTCTTTCGGTTGAAATTCCCGAAGGATATGTTGGATTAATTTTTCCAAGAAGTTCACAATCAAACGTAAATCTATTGTTAACTAATCACGTTGGTGTGATTGACAGTGGCTTCAGAGGGCCGATACGATTTAGATTTAAGAAAATAATTGCTGGAACGGCATCAGTTGATTTGAAAACGTATGAAGTTGGCGATCGCGTCGGTCAACTCATTATTTTACCGTTTCCAAAAATTGAACCGATTGAAGTAGATGAACTTTCTGAAACCACCCGAGGTTCCGGAGGCTTTGGCTCGACAGGTCGTTAACGATTAGTTAATCCATTTGGATAATTCCAAAATTTTACCTTATCTTTGTGGTATGAAAAATAAAACAAAAGAACGAATCGTTACTGCGGTTCTGTTTTTATTTCATTTAACTTTAATTTATTTAATTTGGCAAGAATTAACTGCGGAATCTCGCCCGCTTATCTTTCCGACCAGCACCTGATTGCAGAGTCTGTTGAAATTACCATGATAACTGGCGCATTGCGTAAAGATGGTTATCGAATCAAAGGTTTAATTCCTGATGAATTTACATTGGGAAAGGGTCATATTAACTTCTTCAAACCCAAAGTCCTTTATTTGAAATATAGGTTGAGTGAAGTTAATGAAGAAATGAAACGTCGAGGATTTAACCCAAATACCAAGATTGACGTTTCTGAATTTAACCAGTTTAAAAATAACTGGAAACCAAATTTCAAAGATTCATGCATTGTTCGTTCTCGTATAGTTGAACGATTAACCTCACCTTTAAAGGCAAAAGTTGGTTTTCATAAGTATTATGGGAAACCGATTGAAGATATGGAACGATTTTGTTCTCAACTTAAAAATTCTAAACTTTTTTATGTCTAAGCCCGAATATATCCTTTGCGCTGCAATTTGGTTCGATGATGGTAAAAGTTATTTATACCAACCAAGTGGTATTACAAGTGGGTTGGTTTTGTGCGCTTGGAGACACGGTTGTATTTTCCAACAAATCGATGGATTGGTCAAAGAACGACAACAACTTGGTATTTTTGAAAAGGAACAAGGTTTTTTAACTTCAAAAAACCGTTTTGTCGGTCGGAAAGAAGCCGCAAAAATTGCTTTTGAACAAGGGCAAACTAATGAATTAAAAGAAATACTTTATTCGGAAGATTTATATTAACAATGACCAAAAAACTAAAAACTATTAAATTTCAAGATTTTCATAGTTCAGACGAACTTTTAAATTTCTTGATTGAAAACGGAATTGACTATCTCGAACATGAGGATGGTCGCGTATTTCATTATAGCGAATCTGAACAGGTTTGGGAAGAAAATAAACCTGAAGATTTGAAAAAATTTAAAGCATAATGAAACCAAAACAAATAATTGAAAATTTAAAACAAGAAGGATTTCAATCTCAATGTCCTTTTTGTGAAACAAAATTGAACCTTTCAGAAGTTGAAATGTTTGATGATAAAAACTTTGGTGAACGCTCACTTGAATTTTATGAAAATGAACTTAAAAAGGTTCAGAAACAAAAGGAACGTTTAGAAGGAATGACTAATGGTAATTTTGATTGGTTAGTAAGAAACACTAAATCAATCAATGTTGGATTCATTTTAGAAAGATTGATTCTATCATTGGATTCATTTAATTTCAATCATAACGATTGTAGGCCAATGTTTGATCCTTTGGACTATATCATCTTTGAAGGTTTAACTGAAAATGGTGTAGTTGAAAATATTACCTTTGTCGATGTCAAAACTGGTAATGCCAAACTAACGGATGGACAAAAACAAATTAAACAAACCATTCTGAATAAGAATGTTAAATTTAGAACGTATGAATAGTCAAATAGAATTTTATCAAAACCTTAGAAAAACATTCATTCATTGCCCTTGTTGCAATAAGGTTTACCGTTCAACTGACAGTCATATTTTCAAAGACAAACTTCCAAATAAGGATTGGAAGCAAAAGTTGAATGAAGATATTCAAAGGTTGGACAAACAAGAAAATCTTCTTAAAACCAAAATTGAAAAACTTAAAAATGAAGCGAAGGTTCGAGGAAGACAAGAAGCAGATATTCACGTTGAACAATTTGATAAAGTTTTCAAACCTTTGGGTTTAAATCCAAACGATTGTAAAAACATTTGTTCGCCTGTTGATTTTATCGTATTTAATGGTATGCACTCCGGTAATGTCAAGAACTTGGTTTTTTTGGACAACAAGAAAAACAAAGGTCAGGTTCAAGATTCAATCAGGGAAATAATCGAAGATGAACGTTATACCTTTAAAACATTGAGAGTTGAAGATGATGGAAATGTTAGTGAAGAATAATAAAAATATATGATCGATATAACTCAATCCAATTTACTTCATTCTGATTGTCTCGATTTAATTAAATTATTTCCAGACAATTCAATTGACATTTGTTTGACCGATCCACCGTACGGAATCAACTTTCAGTCCGCCAGGCGGACTGACGTATCAAAATGGAAACCTAAAATTAAAAATGATGAAGAACCATTTATTGATTGGATAAATCCAATTTATTCTAAACTGAAAGATGGTGGTAGACTAATTTGTTTTTATCGTTGGGATGTTCAAGATGCATTTTTGAACGAAATAAAAGATGCAGGATTCCTTGTTAAAAGTCAAATAATTTGGGATAAAGGTGTTCATGGAATGGGTGATTTAGCAGGTGAATTTGCACCGCAACACGAATCTATTATTTATGCGACCAAAGGACGTTATGAATTTAAAGGTAAGCGACCAACTACAATTATGCGGTTTAATCGGCTTAGTCCAACATACATGATCCATCCAAATGAAAAACCAATAGCATTAATCAAAAATATCCTTCTTTCTATTTCAGAACCAAATGAAGTCGTGTTTGATCCATTTTGCAGGTAGCGCATCTACATATCAGGCTTGCGTAGAAACAGGTAGAATATGTATTACTACTGAATTAGATGATCATTATTTCAACGTAGCAAAAGACAGAATTTCAAAAATAAAAAATATTACAACCAACTTTTTTTAAATGAATAATCCAATTAGTGAAATATCAAATGAAGATTGTATGGAAATGATGAAGCGATTTCCAGACAAATATTTTGATTTGGCTATTGTTGACCCACCATATGGTATTGGTAAACGTTTAACGTCCGGCGGTGGTACATTATCGTCAGGTTGGGCAAACATGGTAAAATCAAACGCAGATGCGTGGGATATTGCGCCGAATTCTGATTACTTTGATCAATTGTTTCGGGTTAGTAAAAATCAAATCATTTGGGGCGGAAACTTTTTTGATTTGCCTCCATGTTATCAACCAATTTGTTGGGATAAGGTGCGACCAAATCAAAAAAATGTAAGTGAATGGGAATACGCATAGACTTCATTTACTGGTCGTGCCAGATTATTTTCTTTTTGTAACAATGGTGGATTTTTATTGAAGTCTCCAAGAATTCATCCAACACAAAAACCAACCGAACTTTATGATTGGTTATTGAATACTTTTGCCAAAACCGGAGAAAAAATCTTAGATACCCACTTAGGTTCAGGTTCTTCCAGAATTTCAGCATACAAAAACGGCTTTGATTTTTGGGGGTGTGAAATTGATAAAGATTATTTTGAAGATTCCAAAAACCGATTTAATGAATATTTTAAATTTCAAATAAAAAACGATAATAACTTTTTTTAATGACTAAGCAAGAAATACTACAAAAATGCACAATTGATGGAAATATTGTTCGATTACCCGAAGGTCAATTGGATCGAAAATTATATCAGGAAGTTGCCAAGGCATTAACTTTGATTGGTGGAGAATGGGTAGGGCGAAAAACAATGGGATTTGTATTTCCAAATGATCCTACTGAATTATTGGAACAAATAGCCAATGGTGAAAATCGCAACCTGAAAAAAGAATTTCAATTTTTTGCTACTCCTGATGATGTTTCTGATTGGATTGTGAACCAATTTGCATATATACAACCGCATTATAAAATCTTGGAACCATCCGCAGGTCAAGGTTCAATTATCAAGGCCATTCAAAGGTTCAGCCCTGAAATAAACGTCGATTATTGTGAATTGATGGATATAAATAGAACATTTCTAACCAAAATTCCAAATACTACTTTCCTTCAAGATGATTTTCTAACTTTAACTGGAAAGGAAAATTATTATGATTTAATTGTAGCCAACCCACCATTCAGTAAAAATCAAGACATCGAACATATCAGGAAGATGTACGAATGTTTGAACAAAGGTGGAAGAATTGTTACCATCGCTTCTACCCACTGGCAAATTTCAAATAACAAAAAAGAAACTGAATTTAGGAATTGGTTAGACGAATTGGACGCTGAAATTTATAATTTTCCAAAAGGAACCTTTAAGGAAAGCGGTACGATGGTTTCATCTGTTTTAATTGTGATCGATAAAAATTAAGAATGGCATATCAAAACTTTTACCATGACCGTCAAACAGGGATGTGTCACTTGTGGGACGACACTACTGGATACAGTACTTTCGAATATCAGCCTTATGCGTATCAGATTGATCCAAATGGCGAATATAAGACCCTGACGGGTTTAAAGGTTAAAAAAGTCAAAAGTTGGAGCAAGGAAGCGGAAAAGCAGGGAATGATTTTTGAACACGACGTTCCCATTGCGACAAGGGTTTTGATTGATAAATATTTCGAAAGCGATGAACCTTCGAAGGGACATCGTATTCTGTTTTTCGATATTGAGGTTAAGAAGGGATTACGATATTCAACTCCAAAAGAAGCCCTAAATGAAATTACTTCCATTGCCTATTTTTATGATGGAAAATACGTTTGTTTGTTATGGGATGAAACGGGCAATTTAAAAAATTGTACCAAGGAAATCGTTATTAACGGACAGAACCTTTTGGTCGACGTTCTGGTTTTTAAATCGGAACGCGAACTGCTAATGAATTTCTTGGTCAAATGGGTCAAAATTTCGCCCACAATCGTCTCAGGTTGGAATAGCGGGGTCTATGATTGTCCTTACCTTTATAATCGAATGTGCAACGTTTTAGGACGTTCCCAAGCACAAAAATTAAGCCCTATTAAAGTTGTATATGAACGTCCAATGAATAAGAGGGATATTTGTATTAAGATTGCAGGTGTTGCCCAAATGGACTATATGCAATTATATAAGAAATTTACCTATAATGAAGAAAGTTCCTATTCCTTGGAATCAATTTCTCAAAAGGAACTTAAACGTGGTAAATTCAAATATGACGGAACGTTGGATGATTTGTTCAGGGATAATATTGACGGGTTTATTGAGTACAACGTCAATGACGTAGAACTTTTGGTTGCGTTGGACAAAAAGATGGACTTGATTGAGATTGCCCGAGGTATTTGTCATGCAGGTCACGTTCCATATGAAGATTATGAGATGTCAAGTCGTTATTTGGACGGAGCATTATTAACGTATTGTAAACGTAATAATCTTGTCGCGTTTGCTACTGAAAAGTATGGAAACGAAACCGAAGCCGAAGGAGCATTTGTTAAGCCTCCTAACTCAGGATTATATAAATATTGCTATGACCTTGATTTGGAATCTGAATATCCGAACAATATCAAAACGTTAAACATCAGTCCTGAAACTAAATGGGGCAGGATTGAATCATATGTAGTTGATGATTTTGTAGCACAACGTGATAAACCTTGGTCAGTAATTAAATATAAAAAAGGCCACGTTTCAGATCAATTAATTGGTAACGATTCAGAACAACTTAACTTCACGTTTCAAACTCACTCAGAATTATTGGAGTTTTTAAATGATAACAATTTAAGTGTTTCTTCTGCCGGAATTTTATATAATACTAAAAATAAAGGTATTATTCCGACCATTTTGACTATTTGGGGCGATACTCGAACTCAATATCGGAAAACTGCAAAGGATTATCACAATAATGGTGATATTGATAATTTTGTTTATTATGACCGTAAACAATTAGTTCAAAAAATCTTATTAAACTCATTGTATGGGGTATTATTACTTCCGACGTTCAGGTTTTATGATAAAGAAAACGGAGAATCGGTTACATTGACGGGACAAACCTTAGTTCAATGGAGCGCCAAAGTCGGAAATCAATTCTACAATAAAAAAATAAATTCTGGAACATATATAGATTATTGTATATATCAGGATACGGATTCTTGTTTTTTTGAATCCCTTCCATTGATTCAACATTTATATCCGGACAATAATTTTGATGATTCGGGGTTTGTTGACAAGACACTTGAAATTGCGAAGGAGGTTGAAGAATTAATCAATAATTCATACTCCATTTATGCCAAGCGTTACCATAACGTCAATACTCATACATGGAGAATTAAGCAAGAAATGGTCGGAAAACGGGCATTTTGGGGTTCTGCCAAAAAACGTTATGCCATGCACATTATCAACAAAAATGGTTTACCCGTAGATGAAGTTGAAATTAAAGGATTTGATGTTGTTCGGAGTTCGTTTCCCAAAATTTTCAGGTCGACTATGCGACAAATGATTATTGATGTGTTGAATGACGTTTCGAAGGATAATTTAAATCAAAAGGTTCGAACCTTCAAAAAAGAATACAAACAAAGTCCTATCTGGGACATTATGTTACCAACATCAGTGAAAGAAATTTCCAAATATAAAACTGCAACTAAGAACATCCCGATTCACGTCAAATCTGCCCAAAATTACAATAAACTTTTAGACCTTCACAAAATTGAATCTATACCTCAAATTGATGACGGCGATAAAATTTTATATGCCTATATGAAACAAAATCCTTTCGGGTTTGAAACAATGGCTTTAAAAGGTCAAGGCGAAGACCCTGAGCAGATAGTTGAATTTGTAGAACAATTTATTGATAGGGAAAAAGTCTTTCAACAAACCTTTATATCAAAACTTGATACTATTTGGGAAGATTTGGGTTGGGGGAAAGTTGAACAAAATGAACCGAATCCTTTTTTCTAAATAAAATGTTAAACCATTTGGAAAAGTCATAAAAATAACTTATACTTGTAAAAAAAGAAATATGGAAGTTAAATACAGGCAAAAACAAAAATTCCTTTGGTTTCCGAAAACAATTGAGGGTAAAACTAAATGGTTAGTTTTTGGTAAATGGATGGAATATTCGCAACCAGAAAAACAATTTAATTGGTTTAATCCAATTTTGGGTGGTTCTGAATATGGATATTCTGATTGGAAACCTTATAAATGGATTGAAAATGACGCAAAAAGAAAGTAAGGAAAAATTTAAAAGAGAAAAGTTACTTTTAAATAAGTTTTTATTTAAACATTATATCACCTCATTAAATGATATACAACTTGAATGTTATATGAATGCAATGAAAGAATATGCAGAATATTATGCAAAACGATGTTTGGAAATTGCATATCAAAAAGGAAAGCGTAAAAATTGGGAGGAAAGTCCGACTTGGGACTTGGATGAAGAAACAATTATAAATCTTGAATTACCAGAACATGAATAGAGAAATTAAATTTAGGACATATTATCAAGTATCAAAAAGATTTCTTTATCATATTGATATTAAAGATTTTTCTTACATAATCGATAATATAAATTTTGATGAGTATCCGTCATTTCAGCAATACACTGGTTTAAAAGATAAAACTGGTAAGGAAATTTACGAAGGCGATATTTTAAAATACAAGCAACATTTATTCAATATAGTCCCAGAAAAGTTTCCAATTAAAATAAAAGAAGTAAAATGGTTAGAATGTGAGGGGAAATGGAATGTATATGAAACTCGAGCAGGAGAATCTGAAATAGAAGTAATCGGAAATATTTATGAAAATCCAGAATTATTAAACAAATAAAAATTAAATGAAAAAAGAAAACTTAGTAGAATTCATTCAGAAGTATTATTTGGGCGGAACCTTGACGAAGGATAGTTCAAACGACTGGAACCCGGTTCCAATTAACGTTGAAAACGGAACAGCAAAAGTTACTGTCAGAAGTACAGATAAGAGCGTATTAGCAGTAATTGATCAAGATTTGGAACTTCCTGATGGTGAGTTTGTAGTTGGAAATACAAAACAGTTCCTTTCAATGTTGAGTGCCTTCGGAACTGATATCAATTTGGAATTTCAAAAAGTTAAACAGGATTATGTTAATGTCCTGAAACTTAGTGATAGTGATATTTCAGCAACATTTGCCTTGGCCGATCCACAGCAAATTGAAGAACGTGCAAGTTTGAAAGGTTTACCGGAAATGCACCTTAATTTCACTTTGAAAAAAGATTTTGTTCAAAACTTTATTAAAGCGAAAAAAGCACTTTCGGATGCTCCAATGTTTGCGGTTATTCCAAATAATTTTGATAATACTGCCGAATTTATTGTAAATTACGAACCCGGTAAAAATGTCAACAGTATCAAAGTTTTGGTTACTGATGTTGAAATTATTGAAGAATTTTCACCCTTGTATTTCAGTTGTAATAATTTTGTTGCTATTTTGACTGAAAATACTGATTACAGAGAAGCAAGTATTTCAATAAGTTTGCAGGGAGTTATGGCTGTTAAATTTACAGGAGAAGATTATACTGCAAATTACTACCTTAAAAGTTTTGAAATAAATGAGTAAGATTGATGAATTGATTGAAAGTAAAGTTGACCCTCATGTATTTAAAATTAATGGATATGAGGCACTATCAGATGTTATGAAAGAATACGCTGAATATTACGCCAGAAAGGTATTGAAATTTGTAGAAGATGAATGTACTCCAGATTGGGTTCATCCGGATAACCCAGACGAAGAAAGTTATATTGGTTTTGAACCCGGTGAACTTCTAAACATTCAATTACCAGAACATGAATAGGGAAATTAAATTTAGAGTTTGGTTGGATGATAAAATGATTTATCCTAAAAGTGATTTTGATTCGGGAGTTGATATGCTAATTTCAATTAAGGGTCAACATTATGTTAATGGTGTTTATAAAGATGTTATTTTACAGCAATACACTGGTCTAAAAGATAAAAACGAAAAAGAAATTTATGAAGGCGATATCGTTTTTAATGATATGAGCGAACATAGTCACATCGTTTCGTGGGATGATATATTATTTTCGTTCACAATTACTGACACGAAATCAAACACTTGGTTATATTTGAATGAAATTATTGAAGATATAAATTGTTATGACATAATCGGAAACATTTACGAAAATCCAGAACTATTAGAAGATGAGATTTAAATTCCATAAAATCAACGGTCAATGGTATTCGGCAATATTACGAAAATCTGGCGGTCCAAATATGATGGTTGCGTCTCGGTTGAGTAATTCATTTTGGTATTGCTTAAAAATATTTTCATTTTCAAACTTGTATAAAGCATTATGAAAGCAATTAAAAGTTCAACCCCAATAAAATTAGAAGACCAAGTCGAATTCAAGCAATTCATCCATACTGGTTTAATTAGAGGATTTAATATAAAGGATTATTGTTATATTGGTTCGTTTGGAAAGAAACTTGAAAGTAATGATGTTGATATTGCCGTAATTGGTGACTTTGAACAAGTAATTCGTATTTTAACTAAAAATCAAATCGAATTCAAAGTTCAAAGTGGTTTTAATATCATTTCAATCGGAGTTTCTTTTAAAGAACAAATTGTTCAGGTCGATTTAATGTTCACTGATAATTTGGAATGGAGCAAATTCATTTATTATTCTCCCAACCTTATGGATGGCGAAAGTAAATATAAGGGAACTTATCGAAATATGCTTTTGAGTGATATTTCCATTGTTGAAACTCGAAAATCGATAAACGATTTCAGATTCGAACAACTAAGTATCGTTCCACATAAAGGTTTAGTACGGACAGAAAAGACTTTATTAACTGTTAAAGGTGGTATTTTAAAAAATCCCAAAATAATCAAACAAACCTTTCTAACAAATGAACCTTCGGAAGTGCTTCAAATTTTGAATCTAAACAACTATTGTATGACGTTTGAGTCTTTGTACGCACAAGTACGTTCACGTCCAACCAAAGGCGAAATAGAGGCCAAATTTAAAGAATCCTGTAACCGTTTAAACTTACAAATACCAAATGAAATCATACACACTTGACGAAGTAAAGGATGAACTCTTAGGTCATCACGGAACTCCTACTCGTAACGAATACTAAAACGAACTTATGAAAGACAAAGACTTTGAAATCGAAACTGAACTCGTGTTAACAGTTCAACATCAAATTGAAGAAATCCTTTTAGAAGCCGACAGATGGGGCTTACGAGGTGAAGTTGAAATGTTTGCCGAAAGAATGATTAGTGACGATCCGACTATTGATGTTATCGAGGCTTACAATAACGCTTTTAACGAATGGGTAAAATGATTGAATTAATCCATAACTGTTCACATCTAATCGGTTGTTGCGGAGAACAACATCCAAATATATTGACCTTTATACTGGGTCATAATGAAGTTTTACAATTATTTAAAACAAAATTTTTAACCAAAATATAATGTTCAATTTATTTAAATCAAAACGACCAAAAACTGTCGATATTTCAAATTTAAATTTTCAGTTGTTTGAAAAATACGGCTGGAAACTATTGGGACGAGTGACCAATTTAAAGGAATTTGCGGTTGAAGAATATCGAGAAGATACTGGGTTAATTCCAGACGCCAAGGGCGGATATATGATAGTTCAGCCTTATTTGTTTAAAAAATATATAGATGAATATGATTTTTATATCAAATGTGAGTTTGACGATGAGTTGTATTTAATTCTTGATTATGATTATTGTTCTGAATATATTAGAATTAAAATGAGTGATATAACGGAAGAAAAATTAATCAATTTTGAAACTGTCGTTCGACGCGACTATGAAAGCGAGATCAAATTTCAAGAAAACAACAAAGATGAAAATGAAAAAATTCAATATTTAAAGCAGAAACCAATTTCAGAATTAACTGTTGAGGAAGTTTCTTTATTAAAAAAACGAAATATTATTTAACCAAAACAATTTAAAATTATGTTTTATCAAGCAAAAGTAAAAGTTAAACAGGAAGACGACAAAGGTAAAATTAAGAAATCTACGGAAGTTTTTCTGGTTGATGCCGAATCGGTGACAGAAGTAGAAGCAACCGTGACCAAAGAATACTTTGGTGTAAACTTTGATTGGGAACTCATTTCTGTAAGTGAAACAAAGGTAATCAAAGTATTGGCAAGTAGTGATCGGGCTGACTAAGCGAACATTATGGATTTTAACTGATTACAGTCCAATTAACGATTTTTCGGACGTTTACTGGCGAGAGTGTTTCCTAAAAAGTAAAGACTTTCAAGAGTACAACGTCCGAATTATCGACGGACAATATATCAGTCATGAATCATATCTTTATACCGATTTAAGTTTCAAACACAAACAAATGAAATCGGTATTGGATTTATTTGCAAATAATGAGGTTAAGAGAGGCGATGTTTTTATATTTGCAAATGCTTGGAACTTTGTTGCTATTCCGTTGTCGTTTTTTCGAGAGGAATACAGAATTGATTTTAAGATGGTTGGGTTTTGGGGAAATAGTATTTTTAATAAACTTTCCCCGCTGACAAATAGATTGAAGGATAAGAATAGTGGAGGCTATAATTTTGAAATGTCCTTGTTCAAAACTTACGATTTGAATTGTTTTCTTTGTGAAGAACACCATCAAATGTTTTCGCGTAGACATCAAAGTGTAAAGGATAAGGGAATTGTAACTGGCTACCCGTTTGGATATTTGAAGGAAAAGGTTCAACAAGGAACAAAAGAAAACATCATATTCAATCCTTGGCCAATCAAAGATGAAATTCAATCCCGAGTTTGGAAGTCAATAAAAGCGGATCATCATTTAAATTATTCTTTCTTGGATACTTATTCACATAAGTTCCAGTATAAGGATAGAGAAAAATATACTGAACTTTTCAAAGTTGCAAAATTCATGTTTAGTGCCAAAGAAATTGAACATGATCCTGTTTTTATATACGAAGCAATGTTACACGGTGTAGTTCCTTTTCTACAAAAAAGACATCTTTATCAAATCTTCTTTCACGAAGATTATTTAATCCCAAAAATAAACATAGTAAAAAGAAATAACATGATTTCGTTAATGCGTCATAGAATGGAGATGCTGAACTTTTTTATGGATAGGATAAGCAATTACGAAAGTTGGAAGGAAAGAGTGATTAAGGACGCAGAAAAAATGGGAAAAAAATATTACAGTAACGATAAATTTTTAATTGAAATAAATAAACTTTTGAATGAGTAAACTTGAAAATACTTGGTGGCCAGAAAAATATCGTCCTAAAACCTTGGATGAATATGTTGGTAACGACGATTTTATTGAAAAAGTTAAAGGTTGGATTGAAACAGATGATGTTCCGAATTTGATATTGTACTCCGAAAAAAGCGGAACAGGAAAGACAAGTGCGTGTAAATTGATTGCTAAAATGCTGGATGCTGATGTAACATATATCAACGCCAGTGATGAAAATTCAATTGATACAGTTAGAGATAAAGTTAAACGAATTGCTGCTACTGCATCATTTAAGCGGTGGAAAATCATTATACTTGATGAATTTAGTGGGTTTGGTCGCCAAGCACAATCAGCACTTAATGCAGTAATTGAAGAAAAATCGGCAAATACCCGGTTCTTCCTTACGGGAAACTACATAGACAAATTTTTACCATCAATTATTTCCCGATGTCATCCTTTTTTAATTCAATCTCCGCCTCCACTTAAAATTCTTGAAAACTTATGTAGGATTTTAGATATTGAAAAGGTTCAATATGATAAAAAGGATTTGGTCAATATCATAAAAAAATATTACCCAGATCAACGTGCTATGTTGCAATATTGTTATATCAATTCCAGAAAAGGGACATTGATTTATAACAACGATAACATGACAACGAATGATTATTGTTCAGCAATTTTGGAAGAACTTAAAAATTTGGATAGACCCGCAGATGTCATTTTCAAAAATATCAGACAAATAATTGCGGATGCAAAGGTTCGGGACTTTACTGAATTGTTCCGATACTTATTTGATAACATGAATGATTTTGCTCCTAACGGAAAAAGAAGCGGTGTAATTATTCAACTTGCTGAACACCAATTTAGGTCAAACCAAGTAGTTGACCAAGAAATTCAAGTTATGGCGATGATTATTAATATTTTAATGGAAATAAAGGAATAAAATGGTCGTGTATAACAATTCACCTAAACAGCAATGTTCTAAATGTTTGTCATTTGAATTTCACGAATTTAATTCAGACGAAATTGAAACGACTACTGGTTACAAACTCACACATCATTGGATTCAATGTAATAATTGTTCGCATAAAAAGTTACTTTCAACCACTACGATGGCGACAATTTCTTTTAATAGTAGTAATTGGGTCATGGAGATTCCCAAAGAACCCGAAATAATTCAATTTTAGAAAATGAGACAATATACGATCGTAACAAATATGTATCTACAAGGAGACTTCGGATTTAAATACGCAGTGGATCCGAGAAAAGAACCTTATATCATGAATTATCAGCGAAATGAACGTGAAGATTTTTTGGAAAAATGGGAATACGTTCTTAAATATGACGATAGATTTGATGAACCAAAAGTTTATTTTACTAATTTTGAAACAATGGAAATTTTGGATATAACTGACAAATTAGAAGAACTAAAAAATAGGATATAAATGCAACCAACACCAGAACAAATGAATGCCCAGTTATTGGGCGCAATGCAGAAAAGTACCGGAATTAAATGTTCCAATTGTGAAGGATTCTTTTTTGAACCATCAGTTTTATTGCGAAAAATTTCAAGATTTGTTACCGGCCAGCCACAAGATACGATTTTTCCAGTACAAGCCTTCCGTTGTCAAGATTGTCAAATGCCATTGTTGGAAATGTTTCCAGAAGGAATGCAAGATGTTGAAGAAGCATTGGGAATAACTAAACAACCTGATTCAAAAATTAAACTAACTTAAAAAAACTATGAAAACCATTATTATTGTTAAAGTTGATGTTAGAAATATTGAAAAAGAAAAATGGGTTGAACATATTAATTTTTTCAAACAAACATTCATTTTTAATAATTCCGAGCAAAATGAGCAAATGAATAAATTAACATTTTTATTCATTCCAGTTGAACACAATAATACAATAGAAATATTACCATTAAAATAAGAGGAAAATAAAATGTCAAAACAGTACATCTGTAAAAGAGGATGGAAACGTCATTCAAAGGGCGAAATTATTACTGAATGGGAATGGAAACGTTTAGCGATTGAAAGCCGTGAACAATTCTTTGAAGAATATAACCCACAACCCGAAACCATTGAACCAGAAGTTGTTGAATTTGCAAGTTCGCTTAAAAAAGAACTTGAAGATAGAGGCGTTAAGGCTGAGGTTAAACCAAAGAAAAGTCACGGAAGTTCAGAAGTTGATGTAACTTTTAAATTTGATAGCGTTGAAACAAAAGACAATCTTTGATTTATTAAATGATATAACCTTCAATAAAGTTCCGTGGAAAGAACAAACTGAAAGTGATCAGAAAAAGGTTCAACCATTTATGATGAATAGATGGTTTTCTATGTCAAAGGATTATTTGGATATAATTGCATATTTCCAACCTAAGACTGATTTAATGACTAATGAGCAATATTATAACTTTTACTTGGATTTACTTCCAAAACAAAAGTTCTTTGTCAAATATATTAAATCACAAAAAGAACTTGATTCAAAACACGGAACTTTATTGAAATTTTTATCGGAACGTTTACAACTAAGTGAGCGTGAAGTTGATGATTATTTGGAAATAACCTCAAAAGAAGAAATAAAGGAGTATCTTCATGGTTGTGGTTTTATGGATAAACAACTCAAAAGTGATTTTGGACTCTAAGAATACCAATATTACAAACATACCGAGGTTCGAGTAATGAACCATTTATTGAATATTATAACGTTAATGGGAATCGTTTTTCTATGCTTCATTATTTTTGCAGCAGTGGGCGATTTTGTTAAATTTTTAAAGAAGTGAAAGCAACATTTGTAAGTAAAGAATTTTCCCAAACACCAAATAAACCAGAAAACTCAACTTACATCAGTTACACGCAATTTTCGACTTACCAAAAATGTCCCCTTCGATGGAAATTGAAGTATGCGGATAGAATTAAAAAAGATGAACCCTCAATTCATACTGTATTTGGTAATTCAATGCACAACATCATCCAACATTATGTTCAGTTGATGTTTTTGGAAACCGTTAAAAAGGCAGATTCTTTGGAATTTGATAAACTTTTAATGGAACAATTAAAACAAAATTATGCTGCCGATGTAGAAAAATACCAACAACATTTTTCATCCAAAGAACAATTGACAGAATTCTATTTGGATGGGTTGGAAACATTGAATTATTTACGGAAAAAGCGTAAAGTTTATTTTGATAGGAAAAATTGGGAGTTAGCCGGAACTGAACTTCCCATTTTAATTCCGCCTGTTGAGGATAAACCAAATGTCTTGTTGATGGGGTTTTTGGATGTGGTTTTTAAGCACAAAAACGAACCCAAGTTTTATATTTGGGATTTGAAGACTTCAACAAAAGGTTGGACTAAATGGGATAAGGATGACCAGACTAAAATAGACCAACTTCTACTTTATAAACTTTATTTTTCAAAGCAGTATAATGTTCCGATTGACCAGATTGAAGTTGAGTTTGTCATTTTAAAACGTAAAGTTGATCTGGATTCGGCATGGCCTCAACGAAGAATTCAACAATTTAAACCCTCACAAGGTAAAGTTTCGTATAATAGAACCTTGAAAACATTTGAGGCATTTGTAAATAGTTGTTTCCTTCCGGATGGAAGTTACAATAAACTCATTAATTATACTGCAAAGGCTGGTAAAGGATGTTTTAATTGTCGTTTTTGTGAATTTAAGGATAACTTTGAACTTTGTCCACCAGAAAATAGAATTGAAGAATGAAAATTGCTATTATTGGTCCGGAAACTTGCCAAAAAACCAAAACAGTTAAAGAATTATTGTTTAAGGTTCGACAAGAAGAAAAAAATGCAATAATTTTGAGTGGTGGAAATAAAACTGGAATTGAATATGACGTAAAAAAATATGCTCTTCTATTTGAGTTTGATTACCAAGAATATAATCCAAGTTATACAGGCTGGAATATGTACTCATTTTTAAAAGAGGAATATTTCAATAAAGGATTTCATCCGACCCAACTTATTGACAGATACAGAATTTTAGTAAGGAATTGTGATAAACTTTTTATTGGTTATGAACCTGAAAGTAAATCTTGGAAACCATTATATGAAAGTACGAAACGTTATGCAGAAAAGTTGGGTAAAGAAGTTGTGTTCATTTAATTTGAAAATGATACTTATATGCACAACTTTACAGGCACAAACTCATAGTCCTTGGTACACTTATCAAACCGAACTTAGAAATGTCAAAGTTACCAATGAAGTTAGAAAGGTTCGAGGTAAAGAAGTTAAGATTTTAAAACAAAATAATAAATATTTTTATGTCGAAACCAGACCGAGATATTGGCGAAAAGTTTACGTCAAACCAAAGTGAAACGTTGGGTGTGTTTTATTGTCCATCTTGTTATATGCCTTCGCTTTGTCGATGTAAAAACTGTATTTCAGTTAATTCCAAAAATGGTAACTTCGAACTTGTTGGTTATAGTGATGATGGTGAACTTTTAATTTGTCCGTACTGTAATGAAAAGTCCCATCCAGATGAAAGTTTAGAAATCGAATATCAAAAATATAAAAATAATTTAAAATGAAAAAATGGTTTACATCCGATTGGCATCTTGGAGATGGCCGAATTGGAATTGATGGGAAGCCCAATCTTTTTTATCGTTCATTTAGATCGATACATGAACAAAATCAAACAATAATTGTTAATTTTAGAGATTCTGATTTCAAAGATGGAGATGAACTGTGGCATTTGGGCGATGTTATTTATGACTTATCCGATGAATTTTATTTTGAAAGTCTCAGACAATCTTATCCCAAATCAAAATTTAATCTTATCGTCGGAAATTACGACGAAGATAAATTGGACATTTTAGGAAAATATTTCGATAACATCTTCGATTCAACAGTTATTCATATAGGAGAGACAATCAAAGGAGTATTTTTGAATCACTATCCAATTAAATGCAAATCAGAACTTTGGGACAACGACCGGCAAAGATTTGATTTCGCGATTACAGGTCATATTCACGGACTTTGGAAGGTTCAAAAAAATATGATCAATGTTGGAGTTGATGCTTGGCACTTTAAACCTGTATCAGAAGACGAAATTTTGTTTTGCTGGAATGCCATGCAAAAATTTTATGATGAAAACGTTTTCCCTTATTAAAAATAAACAATTTAATGAAAAAATTTGAAGAAATATTCAGAATTGTAAGAAATACAAGACACGATTCTGTTGTTCCCGAAACGTATAACATTGAGAGACAATATCAATCCCCAATGTGGTGGAAGGAAAAATGGTCTCCCATTTCGTCATATCATAACGAACATGAGTGTCTTTGGGTAGGTTCGGATGAATATTGCGATTTTGATGCTGCATTAGACGATTACAAACGGCTAAAAATTGCATATGAAACTGAAATGGCATTTATAACCAAAACTCAAGTTTATCCGTGAATTTAATTTATTCAGGTCAGCACAAAGAAATACAAGGAAAAAGTATTTTCCTTGCAGGTTGTTCTCCAAGAAAAGGTCAAACTTTGGTATGGAGAAAGGAAATAGTTGAGTTATTTAGGCAAAATAATTTTGAGGGGACTTTGATTATACCTGAACCTGAACACAATCATTGGGCTGATTATGTAGATGTTATTGATTGGGAATGTGAGTATTTGAAACTTGTTGATGTAATCTTATTTTGGATACCACGTTCTATCGATAATCAGATATTCGGATTCACATCCAATGTTGAGTTTGGTAGATGGGTATATTCCGATAAACCTATTATTTACGGGAGACCTGATAATAGTGATAATAATCGGTATTTAGATTACATTTATACAAAAGAAACTGGTCGGAATCCGTTAAATAATTTAGAAGATTTGGTTAAAGAAACACTTAAAAATATATAAGAAAGGAAACGTATAATTGCAAATTCAATTACCCAAACTCCGTAAAATCGGAGTAGAACGACCAAAACGTAAAAAGATTTTTTTAATATCAGATTCGCTTCAGTTCCATTCGGGAGTTGCTACTGTTTCCAAAGAATTAGTCTTAGGAACTTGCGACAAATACGATTGGGTTCAACTTGGGGCTGCGTTAAATCATCCCGACCACGGTAAAATTTTGAATTTAAGTGAAGAAGTTGAGCGGGAAACCGGAGTAGAATCTCCGATGGTGAAAATCTACTGCCATAACGGATATGGAAATCAAGATGTAATCAGGGAAATTATTCATTATGAAAAACCTGATTTGTTACTATTGATAACCGACCCGAGATTTTTTGGTCACGTTTTTGCAATGGAACACGAACTTAGAAGCGAATATAAGATTCCTCTGGCTTATTTAACAATTTGGGACAATTTACCGTATTCGAATTGGAATGCTTCGGCGTATGCAAGTTGCGATTTATTAATGTCAATCAATCGTCAAACCAAAATGGTTAACCAAGAAGTTTTACGTCGACATGGAACTAAAACGACTGATATCGACAAAGTTGTTGACGATATTAACGGAGTTTTGTTGAGTTATGTGCCTCATGGTTCAAACTCAAAATATTATTTTAAACAAACACCTGACAGTCCAGATTGGTTGGAATTTAAACGGTTTGAAGAAGAATTTAAGAAGAAACATGACGTTGATTTTATTGTATTTTACAATAGTCGAAACATTAGAAGAAAACAACCCGGAGACATTATTCTAAGTTTCAGACGTTTTTGCGATCAACTCCCGAAAGAGAAAGCAAAACGTTGTTGCTTGATAATGAAAACTGCCGTAGTTGATGAAAACGGAACTGATTTAATGGCTGTTAAAAAAGCCGTTTGTCCGAATTACAAAGTTTTATTTAATCAAGAACTTTTATCTGCTCAACAATTGAATTGGTTTTACAATCTTAGCGATTGTACTTTCTTTATGTCAAGTGCCGAAGGATTTGGTTTGGCTGCAAATGAAAGTTTGATGTGCGGAACGATGTTAATTGCACCTGTTACTGGTGGATTACAGGATCAACTGAGGTTTGAAGATGAAAATGGTGACTGGATTGAAATAACTCCAACTTTTGCTTCTAATTCAAGAGGTCAATATCAAAAATGTGGAGAATGGGCATATCCAATTTTTCCAAGAGCAAGAGCGTTACAAGGTTCTCCAATGACTCCTTATATTTTTGATGATTATTCAGATGCCGAAGATGCTGCAACTGGATTGAGGTTCATTTATGATTTAGGAAGGGAAGAGCGAGAACGAAGAGGATTAAGTGGTAGAAATTGGGTTATGGGTGAAGAAAGTGGGATGTCAGACAAAGAAATGTGTAAACGGTTTATCAATTCAGTTGAAACATTATTTTCGACTTGGAAACATAAACCAAAATATGAAACTATTCAAATAAACGAACAAACAAGTCCCGAATGTGACGGAATTGTTTGGTAAACCTCCATTTTTAAATTTATGAAACTTATATTCGAAACAGAAGAAGATTTACTTAAATATGAGACCCGATTATTGTCGTGGTTAGAATCGGCAGTGCAGAAAGAATGCTCAAGTGGTTATGAATTTCAAACACTATTTGATGAATCTTTACATTTGTTAGGTAATCCAGAATGGAAATCTGTCGCGTCTGAAAAATTATTGGATTATTATAATACAAATTTATTTGTCGAGAAACTTGCAAATAAAGAAAAAATAAAAACTGCATTATCTAAATTAACAACAGAAGAACGTAAACTTTTAGGTTTGAAGGAAATATGATTATAGCGATTGATTTTGATGGAACTTGCGTAACGCATGATTATCCGTTGGTCGGTAAAGATATTGGATCAGTTCCAGTATTAAAGCAATTAGTTGAATCTGGTCATAAAATAATGTTATGGACTATGAGAGGTTCAAAGCCTGACGGTCATACTTTGGCCGACGCAGTTAATTGGTTTGAATTAAACGGGACTGAATTGTGGGGAATAAATGAAAATCCGGAACAGACGAATGTAGGGCGGACTAATTCAAATAAACAATATGCTCAACTTTATATCGATGATGCTGCATTGGGATGTTCATTGATTTATGATGAATCTATAAGTGGTAGACCATTTGTTGATTGGAATCGAGTTGAAATGTGGTTAATTGATAATTGTATTATTAATAGTAAAAAAGGAAAAATTAATTGAATAAATCATTGGTAATCATCGCACCCTACCGAACGAGAAGTGGCTACGGCACACATTCGAGGCAAATTTTAACTGCCATTTTCAATACGCCTGAAATAGTTGAAAATTATAATATCAAATTAGTTTCAACTAAGTGGGGATCAACTCCATTGACTGCATTGGAAGGTGACAATCCTATGCATCAACTTTGGTTGAAACATGAAGTTAATCAAATATCTGAACAGCCTGATGTTTCAATCCAAATCAGCATTCCATCCGAATTTCAACGTTTAGGTAAAAGATCAATAGGTATAACGGCGGGAACGGAAGTAACTATTGCCCCATTAAGTTTTGTTCAAGGTTCAGAAAACGTCGATTTAATTTTAGTTCCTTCACAATTTACCAAAGATGTTTTGGTTGGAACCAAATATGACAAAAAAAATCCCCAAGGTCAAATTGAGCATACGCTTCAAGTAACTAAACCAGTTGAAGTTTTGTTTGAAGGTTTGGATACAAATATTTTCAATAAAGACAATTATTTAAAGGACAGTCCAATTGTCCAGCAAATAAATGAAATCAAAGAAAGTTTCTGTTTTTTGGTTACTGGAACTTGGTTAAGCGGAGAATTGGGTCAAGATAGAAAAGATATAGGTATGACGGTTAAACTGTTTTTGGATACCTTTAAAAACAAGAAAAACAGACCTGCCTTGGTTTTAAAAGTAAATGGAGCCGGATTTTCATATCCCGAACGTGATCAAATTATTGTAAAAATAAATGACATTCAAGAAATAATCCGTCACGAAGGTTTTACAGGTAAATTTCCAAATATTTATTTGATTAACGGTGATTTGAGTGACAATGAAATGAATACGCTTTACAATCATCCTAAAATCAAAGCATTGGTTTCTTTGACTAAGGGCGAGGGATATGGTCTTCCATTGTTGGAATTTACAACTACTGGTAAACCTGTCATCGCAAGTGGATATAGTGGGCATTTGGACTTTTTAAATCGCGATTATTCAGTTTTGCTTCCGGGCCAATTAACTCAAATCCATCCAAGTGCTGCAAATGAGTGGCTTCCGAAAGAAGGTCAGTGGTTTACAGTCAATTATTCATATGCAAGTCAAGTTTTGGTTGATGTGTTTGAAAATTACGAAAAACATTTGGAAAGAAGTCGGAAACATCCCAAGTACACCAAAGATAACTTTTCATTAACAAAAATGCAGGAAAGATTCTTGGAAATTTGGAATAAAAACGTTATACTTGTGGAAAACGAACCGAAGAGGTTTGAACTAAAACTTCCATCACTTAAAAAAGTATGATTGGTGATATTGTTATTATGTTGACGTTTATTATAATTTGCGTTTTAAATGAGTTTAGAATATATGAAGAAAAAGAATAATTGGAATTACGATGAAAACAGCCCCATTACTGGAAATAAATCAGTAGTGGTCGTTGATGGAATGAGACTTTGTTTGGAAACAGGTTATCATTTATGTGAATGGAATGGAGGATTTGAGGAAAAAATTCCTGAATTTGTTCGTAATTCTGTTTTTGTAAACGGAACTGATAAATGGTTTAAACTTATTCAATTTTCTCAAAATTCAGTATTGTTTCCGACTCCTGATAATCAGTGGGAAGTGAATACGTTTCGCGCCCGTTTACCGGAAGACATTTATGAATTTGAAATACGGCGTAAGATTCCTGATCAAGATAATAAATTGGTTGAAGAAGTTTTAGACCCAAATAACGCACAATATTTTACTTCTTTTTTAGAAGCATTTGATGAATTTCAAACTCGAGTTATAAATGAAAATTAGTTATTTAATAGCAGTTCATAATGAACATTTGGAACTTTCAAAATTATTGAAGCAGTTGTTTCAGTATATTGGGAGTGAAGATGAAATCATAATTCAAGGCGACCAAGGAAAGGTTACCGATGAAGTTATTTCCGTAGTAAGAAATTCTTTAAAAGATGTAAGAGTCAAATATGTTGAATATCCGTTAAACAAAGATTTTGCAAGTTTCAAGAATAACTTACTTAACCAAGCAACAAAAGAATATTCATTTTTGATTGATGCTGACGAATTAATTCATCCTAATTTACTTTTAAATGTTAAAGGTCTTTTAAGTGAAAATCCTGATATTGATTTATTTGTTTTGCCAAGGTTTAACGTTGTCAACGATTTGTCAGATGATTATACAAGACAAATGAATTGGAATGTTCAAACGTTTACCGTAACTGAACCTGAAAGTAAAAAAATATTAAAAGATTGTAGTTACAGAGATTTAGTTCCTAACATTGTCAACTTCAACGATCCTCAACAACGGATTTGGAAAAATGGTATCGGAATTAAATATCAAGGTCAAGTACATGAACGATTGACCGGATTTAAAAATTATTCAATTTTACCAACCAATTTCACAAATGGTGAATTTGATTTAAGTTGGTGTATTTTTCATATTAAAGATTTTCAACGTCAAAAACGACAAAATGACTTTTACAAAACACTTGAAAAATGATAGATATAATTAAATTAGTCGCAATATTTGTATTTTGTAATGGTGCAGGATGTAATTGTTCAAATAACCCAGAAGGAGGACATTTTGATTCTAATCAAATTTGGTTAGGGTTGTTTATTTATTTAATTGCTGCCGTAATTGAGAGAATTGAAATTAGAAATGATAAAGATTAAATTACATGAAATTGAGAAGCATAGGGTCGAAACCACATTTCGACCATTTTTGTTTTCAGACGTTAGAAACTTATTTAACGACGTTGGTATTCAGTTCATTACCCAAGGAAATGATTGGGATATGCTTTGGGTAGCACATCCGACATTCATCAAAAAAGACAAACATTTTCTTTTTGTCGTAGAAACTGGAATTAGAGTTATGGAACGGTTGTGTGAACATGGTGATGTTGTAATGTTTGACGGATGTGATTCTCCAAGTTTAGCAGGAAGTTGGGACGTTTTCAAAGAAACCAAGGCTAAATATTTGTTTAAAAATTCACTTTACAATAATTTAGATTGGTATAAAGAACCAAGTGTTTTGGGGAGGTATTTTTGGGGCAAATCAGAAAATCCGGATCACAACTATCAAATTAATGAAGAACTTTATAATGTCAAATTAAGTGGTTGTAATTGGCTTAATACCATTCACGACAAACGGTGGTTCAATTATAAACAAATTGATAAACCGATTGATATTTGTGCATTGTTTTCATATCCGGTAAAGGAAAACTGGGAATGGGAAATAAAACATTCTGAATATTATAATAAATTCAGAAAACCGTTTATCGATGTTTTGCTGTCATTGAAAGATAAATACAACATTAAAATGATTGAAAACGGACAACATATTCCCCCAAATGAATATTACCAAATAATGCGTCAAAGTAAGATTATTTTGGCTCCATTTGGGTACGGAGAAATTGCTCCGAGGGATTTTGAAGCAGTCCAGTTTGGTTCTATTTTGATGAAACCTGATATGTCCCACGTCAATACCGCCCCAAACCCATATAATCAAACCACATACGCTTCAATTAAATGGGACGCTTCTGATATGGAAGAAACGATAGAGTCAATCCTGAGCGATTTTAATGCGTTCCAAGACTATTATACAAATAATTTTAGATACGAATTCAATCAAAGGTTCAGTCCAGATAAATTAGTTTTACATACTTACGATTGGATTTCAAAAATGGAAGGATACGGTCAATGTTAAATTGGTTTAAAAAAATAATATTTTCATTTTTAGTTTGGTGGAAGAAACCGCCTAAGATTGGTCGAGTTGATATTGAACCAACTAAAACTTCCTTGCAACAAGATGTTCGAGAAGAACATAATAAATTAGAAGTTAATCTGAATGAATGGGAAGATACGTTTAAAGCAGTATTTGAAACTGATAATTTTGTTACTGCGGGAATAAAACGTCCCAACCGTCCTGATGATGAAACTTTAAAACAACAGGTTCAGTTATTTTTCAAAGATTACAGAAGATTGAACCAAAAAATAGATCAACTAAATACAAAACTGGTAAAATGTGAATATGATGATGATTTTTAAAACTATGCATATTATTTTTATACTAATGACCCTATTCTTTCTCTTAGAAGGGATTTATTGGCTAAAAAAATGGAATTTGGAGGAAATTAAAAGTTCATTACCTCTAATTGCAATGTCAATTTTTGGCACATTGTTGACGGGGTGGTTGTTATGAGAATAACAAATGTAAACACCTTATCAGCACTTTTTGACCGCCTAATCACTGAGCGAATTAAGTGGTATTTCTTTGTTAAACAAGGAAATATGGAATTGACGGTTCATCAGGATGAATTAATTAGTTTTATACGCCAAGAAATTGAAAAATGTTTACTTGAACCCGAATACGAATATATTTCAGAACGTAGAACCTTTGTAAATGAATTGCTGACTGATTTGGATTCGTTAATTGTTTCGGATATTCATATTGGGGAAAGTGACCGTAAAAGGTTGGAGGAAACAAAAAAAGAAACTCCGGATGTAAATGTTTTCATTGCCCAAGAAAAGCGATTGCGAACGGCAAATGAACAACGTTCAAAACTTAAAAACCAAATTGATGAAACGTGGAGGAAAATAAATGAAACGTAAACCTTCAATTTTAATTACAGGAATATGTGGAGAAATTGGTAGTAATTTTGCACAATGGTTGTATGAAAACACTGACTATGATATTATAGGATTGGACAATTTATCTGATGGGTATCTTGAAAATGTTGATCTATCTCAAATTCATTTTTATTTAAGAGATGCACAATCAGATTTGTCAGACATATTTGAAAGTCATGATATCCAGTATTGTTATTCAATGGCCGCGTTCGCCGCAGAAGGCTTCTCACCTTTTGTACGGAAATTTTCATATGAAAACAACATTATGATTACGGCCAACCTAATAAATCATTGTATTAAATATAATTGCAAATTAATATATTTATCGAGTATGTCGGTTTACGGGAGAAATAAAGTTCCATTTTATGAAACTCAAATTTGTCAACCCATTGATCCGTATGGAATTGCAAAATACGCTTCTGAACTGGATATTCAAGTTGCGGGAGAACAACATGGATTGAAATGGGCAATAATTAGACCACATAACGTGATAGGTAAAAATTGTAATATGTGGTCTAAATACAGAAATGTAATTGGTCGGTGGATGAACCAGATTAAAAATAATTTACCAGTGACAATTTATGGGGATGGTGAGCAAATTCGTGCATTTAGTTGGGTCACGGATTATTGTGAGTCGTTTTTAAAAGTTGCTGAAAATGATTACGAATACCCGATCTTTAATGTCGGTGGTGATGAATTTCATACATTGAATGAAGTTGTTGATATGTTATTTGAAATAACTAAAACGCCTAAAAATGTTGTATATCTTCAAGAGCGTCATGAAGTTAAAAATGCTTATTCAAACCATGATCGAGCCAAGCAAATTCTTGGGTTTGAACCTAAAACCAATTTAAAACAAATGCTTACTGAAATGTGGGCGTGGGCCAAGATTCAACCAAACAGACCAGTTAAAAACTTCGAGAATATTGAATTAACGGAAGGATTATATGACTTTTGGAAGTAATATTCATAATGATTTGTTAACGCTCTTGGTTAATTGAAAAACTTACCATATCTTTGTGGTAAAATAATTATATGAATATATACGAAAGAATTAGAAACAGAACCAGCCCTGAAATCATAGAAAAAGTTGAATCTATGTTAAGAGCGATAGACTTCGCCGCCAAATACCACCACGGACAGATGTATGGTGATGTGTCGTATTTAGAGCATCTTCATCATGTAAACGAAGTTGCGAGTCGGTTTCATTTAAATGATGATATTCAAACTGCCGCCTATCTTCACGATATTTTGGAAGATACTACTTGTACTTTTGAAGGAATTTGGAAGTCATTTGGTTGGAATATTGCTCTTTTAGTATTTTTGGTTACTGATGAACCGGGAACCAACAGAGTAGAACGTAAAGAAAAGACATATCCAAAGATCGCAACACGGTTTGATGCAATTTTATTGAAATTATGTGATCGAATTGCAAATGTTGAAGCATCTTTGGAAAATAATCCAAAGTTGTTCGAGATGTATAAAAATGAACATCATGAGTTCATTGCAAAGTTAGATATTAATGATCATGGTGGTGTGGTAAAAAGAATGGTCGCCCATTTAAATGAATTATTTGATGAAAAACAGCCTATTTAAAGAAGCGTTGAACCAAGTTTCGACGCATACAACTGAAAAAATACAAAAATACACAGATATGATAGATGAATTTCAAAAAATAATTGATGATGCGTATAAACTCTATATGCCACAAGTTAGGTCAGAAATCACTGATTTGACCAACTTTTTAATCCAAAATACCGGTTTGAAAGATGGTCGTCCTATTAACGTCCTTGAAATAGGAACCAAATATGGTGGAACGTTCTATATTTGGAACAAGTTGAACGAAGTATTTGGAAGGGATAAAGAACATTGGTATCAGTGGGGCTGGTCAGATACTTGTATTTCAATCGATATGTCGGATGGTGGTCTGCATGGTGGAATTTCGGAAGAGGAAATGGATAAGAGAGATTTGTGGTTTAATGAACGGTTTGAAAATTGTCATTTTATTAGAGGTGATAGTCATTCAGAAAAAACTCAAATTGAATTTTTAAAATTAATTGGGTTTAAAATTCTGAATAGGTCAAAGGACGACAAAGATAGAATTGATTTACTCTTCATTGACGGAGATCACAGTTATGAAGGCGTAAAACAAGACTTCTTGGATTACAGTCCATTTGTCAATAAAGGCGGCCTGATTTGCTTTCACGATACGGTCATCAGCGACAGACATCATGAAAGAAATGTCTATGTCGGCGAATTTTGGAGGGATTTGACTAAGGTTAGAATGTCAGATAACCCAAACATTTGTATGATTGATAGTCAACTATATGAAGTTTTTGAATTTGT